ATAAAAGGGTAGAGAAGAAAAAAATCGGCCGGATTTTTCTGCAATAAATTCACGAACTGTGCAATAAATTTTACGCCGATTTTTCAACTTTTCGGTCCAATTTTACGCCGATTTTTGAGTCATTTTTTCGGATTTTATTGCACACAAAAATCGGTATTTCGCCGATTTTTCATAAAATTCTGAAAGTGAATTATTGCAAACTCATTTCAAAAGTTTTCGGAAGAGTAAAGAAAAAGTTTACTTGGGTGGAAAAAACGGAGTTTTTTATTGCAAAATTCTGTAACGATTTTTTACAATAAACTGAAAACTTTTGAATCTGCAATAACGAAGTAAAATAGACTGAAATTTCTGAAAATTTCTGCGTCGGTGTGAAAAGGTGGCGGAGCCATTTTTCGGGTATGCACCCTGGGCTTTTCCGTCAGAGACGGAGAGAGCTGGTAGAAATGGGTGTGGTGTAGTGTGCTTGGGTAACTGAAAAAATTTACAATAGGAGATGATCGTATTATAATATCTCTAAAGAGATATTATAATATTACAATGACTGGTGGTGATATAGTGGGTGCTTTTAAGAAAATTGAGGGAAGAAAAGTCTATATTGACTTCACTTTCATCGTTGCTGAAAAAGACTCCTATGAGCGCACAATGCGCGAGAACATGCGCAAGGTTCATGCCCGCAACAAGGCATTGAATTTGTTGTTTCCATATCAGCATCTCTTGGGCAAGCGCAGAATTGTTGAAACTCCTGAAGAAATGCAAGAGTTGTGTGACAAATACTTCGAGTCCTGTAATGGACCTTTACGAGACAAATGGGGCAATGCAGTCACTGACAAGGAAGGTCATGCAATTATTGTACAGATCAAGCCATACACTATTTCGGGTCTTGCAGCTGCCATTGGCATGAGTACAACAACGCTCAAAAACTATACTTATAAAAGTTTGGCAGGAACTGTGCATCCCGAGTTTTCCAATGTGATTATGACTGCTCGACAAAAAATCGAGCAATACAGTGAGGAGCAACTCTTCAATCGTGAGGGTGTGACTGGTGCTGAATTCATGCTGAGAGCTGGATTTCGATGGTCTACGAAGCAAGAGGAGATCGAGATGGCTCGCAATCTTGCAACGATCAAGAAGATGCAGCAGGACTATGAATTGCAAAAGAGACAGCTCAAGATCAAGGAACGCCTCATTGAGGGTGAAGATGTTGGCGACAATCAGGTCGTGATCAACATTGTCCGTGCAAAGCCGAAGAGTAAGAGTAGTGAGGTGATCGATGATGACGAATAACTGTTCATGTGGCTGCAATAATAATTACAATATCAATTATGAAAAAATTGCAACGTCAATGCAAACGAAAATCAGCCTTGCTGATCCAAAGGCAATTGTTCCAAAATATGCGACTTCTTGTTCTGCTGGAGCTGATATTTTTGCAAGGATCGATGAGGAGATTACTGTTTGGCCAGGGACAAGAGCTTTGATTCCAACAAAGATCAAGATTGCAATTCCCGATGGTTGTTGTGGATTGCTCCTGGGTAGAAGTGGTCTTGCTCTGAAGTATGGAATCTGTTTGGCAAATGGTGTCGGGCTGATCGACTCTGACTATCGAGGAGAACTCGGTGTCATCTTGCAAAACAATGGTGGTGAGCCATTCAAGGTCAAAGATGGCATGAGAATTGCCCAGCTTGTAATTGTGCAATATCAGCAAACGAGATTCAAACAGGATTCTCTCGATGATACAATTCGTGGCCAAGGTGGCTTTGGCTCTACAGGTGTTTGAGGAGGCAATATGAAAGGTCTTTTCACAGGCAGAAATGCAATTCCATACAGGTATGGCTGTTATGGGTACACTCGCGGCGGTGGTAAAGTTTGGCACGGTGGTCAGGATGTTGTTGGTGAGGACAATGATGTCATTCATTTCCCCTACTATACATTTAAGGATGGCTCACAGAAAGCAATCACAGGCATTGTTCGTCAGGCTCGCATTGTAAAAGACAAGAGCAATAGGACATGGGAATGGGGATATTATGTGAGTGTGCAGCTTGATGCTAGCCAAACTCCTGATGCTGTTAACTGGCTGTACTTCTGTCACTGCTCCTCTCTGTTGGTTAAGGCTGGTCAGAAAGTCAAGAGCGGTGATGCTCTGGCCATCATGGGCAATACAGGCAACGCTGCCCTCAATAATCCCCCATACAAACATTGTCATCTCGAAGTGCGTGCAACTGCTACGAGCAAAGGTTTGGATCCTACAGCATACTCTGGTCTGCCCAATAGTGTATGCTCTGTGAATATGCTGGGTGAAAGCAATAGCAACTATCTGGAAACACTGATTGATGTGAGCAAACATCAGGGCAAGATCGATTGGGCAAAGGTTCCATATAAAGCAATTGTGCGCGTTGGATATCGTGGCTATGGCAATGGACAGCTGATGAGAGATGAACGATTTGAGGAGAATGTCAGAGGTGCTCTGCAGAACAACAAGCTCTTCGGATTCTATTTCTTCTCTCAGGCAATCACAACTGCGGAAGCAACGCTTGAAGCCGAATACGCTGTTGGGCTGATCAACACAATGACCTCTGGGCGTGGATATCCATTGTTCTTTGATGCCGAATGGAGTCATAGTGTACATGATGGCCGTGCCGACAAAATCAGTAAAGCCCAGCGAACTGCCTGTGCAAGAGCATTTTGTAAGAGAGCAACGGAGCTCGGCATGATCGCTGGTGTGTATACATTCACATCTTTCGTAGGTACAAATATTGATTATGAAGATCTGTGCAAAGACTATGTTGGGTGGCTTGCTGACTATCGTGCAAACTATGACAGGACACTTCCAAGGTACATTCATCAGTACACGAGCTCCGGTGTGGTTGCGGGCATCACAGGACATGTTGACATGAATCATCTGTTGAAAGCTCTGCCTGGTGCAAAAGACGAAGAAAAAGAAGAGGAAAAGCCTGTGAATGGGAAGTTACAGAAGCCAGTCATCTCTGGAGCGTCTGTGGAGAACGTGGAAGCGTTCCGAGAGCTGGCTGATAAATTATCTATCTCGTTCGAAACGACCTCCACAGTGTCCTTCCAGGCGGTCTCACAGGGAGACGCAGACAAGATCCTGGCTCTTTCTAAAAAGTTGGGACTGAAATATACAAGTTCTTGGGTGTGAGGTGATAAATACATGCAAACAATTACATTGAAAGGTTATGGGACAAATATTCCTCCCTATGAGGCCATAGAGCTTGGCACTTATGACAGTTATGGAGTTGAACAACTACAAATCGTGCCATCTCATGGATGGGAGAATCTTTCGATCATTGCCTCTTTCTTTCCACCTTCTGGTGCTGAGCCTATCAAAGTTGCAGTATTATCTAGTGGAATTATCGATGTTCCTCCAGGAGCAACTGCAAAGCAATCAGGAAAAGGCATTATTGTATTTGCTGGCTATAAAGCAAATACTCAACTGATCTCTACAAATGTTGCCTATAACATCAGGGATCACAAAGATATTGCGTCTGGTGATCCTGTGTGCCCAACTCCAAGCGTTGTAGACCAAATTATGAACGCTGCAAAGGCTGCTCAGGAAAATGCAGAAAAGGCAGCAGGCAGTGCAAAAAAAGCTGAAGATGCAGCAGCTAGTGTACGGAATGATGCTGATGAAGGGAAATTCAATGGTGAGGATGGGTACAGTCCTAGCGCTAATGTAACTCAGATAGAGAATGGTGCTATCATCAGCATCAGGGATAAGAGTGGTGAAAGTACTGCAACTGTATACAATGGTAAAGATGGTGCCAAAGGCGACAAGGGCGATACTGGTGATAAAGGAGATACAGGAGCAAAGGGAGACAAAGGGGACAAAGGTTTCAGTCCAACAGCTACAGTCACTCAGCTTGAAAATGGTGCCGAAATCACAATTACAGATGAAGAAGGAACCACAAAAGCCACTGTGAAGAACGGCACTAAAGGTGATAAAGGTGATCGTGGGTCAGATGGTGTCAGTCCTACAATTTCAGTAGAAGATATTGAAAACGGACATCGTGTAACAATTGTTGATGCTACTGGTACAACATCAGTAGACATCTACAATGGTGAAGATGGTACAGACGGAAAGGACGGAGCACAGGTTGATGACAGCGCCATTGGCGACAAGCCGTGGAGCAGTAAGCACATCATTGATATGCTCTGCCCGCCTCTGGAAGAAAGCGGCAACCCTGTTGTGTGCTACCCTGTGGCGGGATACGCGCTGGGCGTAAAGGCCAGCTGGGAACCCGTGCAGGAAGGCAGCGGAACGCCGTATCCGGCAGGTGGCGGGAAGAACCTCTGGGGTGACCTGATTCAAAACACTTTTGTATCACAACAGGGGTTTTCTTCTGGATATTCCGGTGCAAAGACGACTGGAAAAATCCCATGCTCTGAAGGTGATGGTTACACACTTTCATGTGCGACTTCTTTTGCCCTTGCGCCTGGAAACATCGGTGTGCTTGCGTACTTTGATGCATCGGATACAATTCTTACGAGAGTGGCCAACACATATCAGCGCGCATTTACATTGAAGGCTCCGGCTAATGCAGCATATTTGCGGGCAAGCTGTTACAAAGAGACGGATGTGGATAATGTGCAGCTCGAAAAGGGCTCCACTGCAACAGCCTATGCACCCTACGCAAACATCCGGCCTATCCACGGCAGGGACAGCGTGACGGTTGAACGGTGCGGGGAGAATCTGCTGCCATTCGGAGAACGTATTGAAAACATTTATACACAGCAGCTTATGACATCCGATGATTTGCTGCTCCTATCAAAGGCTTGCGCTGGGCAGAAATTAACATTAACTTTTTCCGTAGAAACGAAAAATATTGTTTTTGAGGATGTTGTTGAAGATGAATGGCGAAAAAGGATAGGCTTTGAATGCCACGGAACACTTGCCGACGGCACAGAAGTATACACGCTGCAGTGCTGGCTTGATAATGCAAACAATGAGCTAACGAAGAATGGGAAAAAGACAAAAACGCTTACTGTAACCATGCCAAAGCTAGCAAGCGGGAATCTTACGTTTTATGCGCAAAACATCAAATCTGGCAGTTTTGTGGCATACGACTTTGGAATTTATGCTGGCACCACCGCCCCGACCACCTACACACCATACAACGGCCAAACCAACACCCTGACCCTGCCTGAAACCGTTTATGGCGGTGAGGTGGACGCGGTGACGGGAGATGGAAAAGAGACGTGGAAAACGCTGACGCTGGACGGGACGGAAAAGTGGGGCATAGAACAAACCGGAACTCCTGGCAAATTTGGTTTCACATTTCAAGTGCCCGAAATAGCAACTCCCGAGAGTCCCGCAATTAAGGGTGATATTGTATGCAGTCAATATCCGGCAGTTACAGCAAATGATACATACCGATGCAAAAACGGAATATCAGTTGAATCAGACAACCACCACTATTTCAGAATTTACAATGATACATACGCGGGAGGAACAACAGACGAGTGGAAGTCTTATCTTGCCGCCCAGCACGAAGCAGGAACGCCTGTGCAAGTCTGCTACAAGCTGGCAAAGCCTGTGCCCTTCACTGCGACAGGCGCACAGGCGTTGCCCGCGCTTGCAGGACTGAATACCATCCTGACCGATGCCGACAGCGCGACTGTGACGGGAAGAGCAGACCCAATTAAGCGGATTACCGATTTGGAAGATGCAGTAGCATCGCAAACCTGAAAGGAGTAATAAAATGGCTATCAAGAGTAAAGCGCGGCACGATTTGACGCTGCGCAGTATCAAGCGGGAAATCGGCGCGGGACGGGACGTTGCGTTCTGGCTGGACAAGGCGTACACGCATCTGGACAATGGATTACTGACAGAAGATGACATTGCCGAGGTGGAAGCACTGGCGCAGGAATACTACGATGCGCTGGACGCTGAAACGGTGCAGGACGGCAACGCAACAGAAGCAGGTGAACCACATGAAAGTGTATGATGACAAGCTCATGATGGAGCTCAAAGACTATGATCTGACAAAAGGCCACCTCGAGGATGCACAGATTGTTTCCAAGCATCATCCAGCAACTCCACGAAAATTTCATCTTGAAGTGATGCAGCACGATTCTATCTCTGGTCTTCGGCATGAAGTAGAAGATTCTCCTGCTCGGCCAGCTTGGGATGAATATGAGGCAGTGAAAAGATATGTTCCCTATACAGATGAAGAGCTTGCTGCTATTGCAGAACGCAAGAAGCAGGAGGAAGAGAATGCCAAAGCTGCTGAGGAAGAACTGAAGAAAGCTCAGGAAGAATATGAGAAGCAAAGCAAGGAAGAGGAAGCTCGTAGAGAGTTGCTCGATAAGATTGACGCTCAAGTTACCTATACTGCACTGCAGACAAATACATTGTTGCCAAGTGAGGAGTGATTGCTATGAAAGAGAAAATTGCTCGTTGGTATGACAGAGGCTGGTGGTCTGACGAGGCAGTGAAAGATGCTGTCGGAAAGCTCATCACTGCTCAGGACTATGAAGACATCACTGGCAACAAGTACAAAGAGGTGAAGTGACATGGCTGATACAATGATATCTGCAGGTGGTGGGCTGTCAAAAACGAAGTTGGCACTTGCCAATGCTGCAGAATCCGATGTGTTATCCGGAAAAAGATTCTATGCAGGAGACAAAATCATCAAAGAAGGGAGGATGCCAAATCGAGGCAGCTGGGAGGCATCGCTCTCCCCTGGAGGCGTGGTGACCATTCCCTCCGGATTCCACGATGGGAGCGGGAAGGTCACCGCTGTAAGTCTAAAAACAACGACAATTACCCTGGCTGCAAGCTCGATGTACTGGAGTTACACTTTTACGGGTGGCACGCTGGTCGGCATCTGCGACATCGCAGAAACTGCTTACAACAAGGAAATTGAGTACCTGCATATCAGTGGAAACACCATTACCATGAAATGGAGTGGAAATGGTAGCATGTATCGCCAGATAACACTAATTTATTACTGAGAGAAGAGATGAAACCATGAAAGAGCCAATTATAATCAACACCGAGACAGATAAAGATGACTATTTTGTTTAAACTCTACATGGCATACTCAAAGTCTATACCCATGAAGGAACTGCTCTATGCAAATTATAAAAGCTGTAAATCCTCGATTTGAAGAATTCCTATACGATTGGGACTATCGAACATATCTACTGGTCGGTGGGTATGGCAGTTCGAAGTCCTACCACATTGCATTAAAACTCATACTAAAATGCCTGACCGAAGTACGAAAAGTGCTTGTTGTGCGTGAAGTGTATGACACAATTCGTGAGTCTTGTTTTGACCTATTTCTTGAGATCCTCGAAGATCTGGACATGCTTGGTGAGAGCCCAAGAGAGAAGAACAAGAAGGTTCTCTACAGAACCAGTCCAATGTCCTTATCTTTCCCCAATGGTTCCAAGATCATCTTCAAGGGTATGGACAAGCCAGCAAAGCTCAAATCCATCAACAACATCTCCATCATCTGGATCGAAGAGTGCTCTGAGCTGAAATATGATGGCTACAAAGAGTTGCTTGGTCGTGCACGTCACCCAACACTGAGTATTCACTTCATCCTGAGCACCAACCCTGTTGGCATGGAGAACTGGGTGTACACTCACTTCTTCAAGCGAGTTGACAGCGACGGTCAGCAGATTGTCATTCTTGACGATGAGCGCCTATACAAGATGAGAACCATCGTAAAGAATGGGGTCTACTACCATCACAGCACTGTAGACGACAACTATTTCATGCCCAAGAGCTACATCAAGACTCTTGATGACATGCGGTCGTATGACCCAGACTTGTATCGAATTGCACGTTGGGGACGATTTGGCTTGAATGGTCTTCGTGTATTGCCTCAGTTTGAGGTTGCTGACACCCATGAGGAAGTCATGAATGTTGTCTATGGCACGCCACAGCGCTTTTTGTTCAATGGGTTTGACTTCGGTTTTGAGACTTCCTACAACGCAATTGTGCGTATGGCAGTTGACAATGAGAGGAAATACCTTTACATCTACGATGAGTATTACAAGAACAGAATGACCGACCCAGAGACAGCCAAGGAGCTGACTGCTCTTGGGTACAAGCCTGAGTGGACTACAGGCACAAATGGTCGGATGATACTCACCTATGAGGGTATTCCTTTGGTTGCCGATTGTGCTGAACCCAAGGCAATTCAATATTACAAGAATGAGGGCTTCCAAATTCGTGCTTGTAATAAGTATGCTGGCAGTCGTCTTGAGAACACAAGAAAGGTCAAGCGATTCCGCAAGATCATTTGCTCTCCTCGATGCAAAAATACAATTCGTGAGCTTCAGACTTTGACCTATGCAAAGGACAACAATGGCAATCTCATTTACGATGAGTTCAACATTGACCCACATACGTTCTCTGCCATTTGGTATGGTCTGGACAACTACAACGTGGCAAACATCAAGGAGATCAAGAGAGCTACAGTCAAGGGTGGTTAAAGAAAATAAACCTTTACTTTTCGAACAGATAAGAGTATAATGAGGATAGAGGTGATGAAACATGACCAAAGGTGAACGAGACTTCAACAACTTTCTTCTTACACCACTTGATATGCCAATGGAGGGCAAATATCATATGCCCATGATCAAAGGCATGGTGATGAAGAATTTCAAGGCACCAGAAAATTTTGTAGAATTTCACAGTGCTACAAAAGTTCCAATGGAAAAGCGCAAAGACACAGTGGTGCATTTCTTTACACCTGACTTCCTGTTTGAGCGAGTGTGGTACCACCCAAACAAGAATCTGGAGTTCCTTCGGCAGTTCAAAGCTGTATGCAGCCCAAACTTCAGTCAGTACACTGATATGCCCGTGGCTATGCAGATCTGGAACAGCTATCGCAGTAAATGGTTATCTGCTTGGTGGCAGATGAACGGTCTGCGTGTTATTCCTACTGTGAATTTCAGTGACTCTGACAGTTTTGAGTACACCTTTGATGGGATTCCTCATCAGAGTCTGGTGATCATTTCTAGCCTGGGTGCTGAGAAAGAAGTTGCTGCTCGAGAAAACTTCTTCAATGGGTATCATAAAATGCTCGAAGTTCTTGATCCGAAGCAGATCCTGTTCTATGGCAACAAACCCCATTGGCTCGAGGGGAAGGACGCAAATGTGCTTTTCATTGCTCCGGCATACAAAGAAAGATTCGGAAAACTCAAAGAAAATTGAGAAAACCTCTTTACAATTGTTTGCAATGAGAGTATGATATAGTCACAATAAAGAAAGCGAGGTACAAATCAATGGGTGGAAGCGGAAGCTCGAGCGGCAAGGGTGGCTCTTCTGGTGGAGCAGGAAAAATTGCTCTGTCCCAGATTGAAGTCAACAAGAATGAGTACCTATTCTCCTGGGGCAAAAGACCTTCTGGCCGTGGTGACTGGGCATTTGACATTGGTGGCAAAACATATTTCTTCAATGGAACTTATCCAGAAGCTGCTAAAAAAGCCAAGAAGAAAGCACAAGAAGAAGGACAAAGGCGAATAAAAGTTCTACAATAATAAGGAGGATACAATCATGGGTGGTTCTGGTTCTAGTTCCGGCAAGGGTGGCGGAGCAGGTGGTGTATCTGCAATGCGTACACGTGCAGAAATTGAAAATGAAGTCAATAACATTAAATATCGTACATCTAGAGGAGTTTCTAGTGCGGAGTACGATAATGGCAATACATATGTAGAAAGCAGCATTCGCAAAACCTCTGATGGATATAGAGCGGATGTGTATGCTGATAGTGGGCAAACTCACTATTATAAGACACTGTCTACTCAAGCGAAAGCAAAAAGTTGGGCAAAAGGCACTATTTCGGATATTGCTTATGAAGATGAGCGTAAAACGTATGAGATGACTAAAAAGAGAAGAAGGTGATGCACATGGCGTTGACCAATTTTATCAAGTTGTCATCTGAGCAAATTCAGACTCTTCAGCGTCAGACTAGCATTCCATACTTCATCTACAATGATGAAATCTCTGGTATCTATGGATCTACACTCCTTGCTGAGTTGGGCAGTCTCATCAAATACTATGAGATCTATGAAAAGGGAAGCTCTTTTGCGACTGAGGGCAGCAACGGTGACTATACTCCAAGCCAGCTTCGGTACAAGAAGATTCATAGCCTGATTGACAAAGAGGCACGATTCCTGTTTGCAAAAACTCCGGACTTCTGGATTGATACTGAGATAGACACTGAGCTGTCTCAGACCCAGAAACAGCAGATCAAGCAGGAGCAGACAATTCTACAGAACCTGGTTGATGCAGTCATCAAGGAGAACAAGGTGTCTTCAAAGCTCATTAAAGCTGCAAAAGACTGCTTCATCGGCAAACGTGTTGCTCTGTTCATCAATTTCAATGAGAATGGCATCAAGATTACATTCAACCCATCTTTGGAGTTTGTTTTTGAAACAGACCCAGAAGATATTGATGTGATCACTAAACTTGTGTCCTTCTACACTACTGTGGATTCCGCTGACAAAGCCCAGCAGCGTATCTACAAGAAAAAGTATTACATTGGCGAGGACAAAATGTGTCACATCATAGAGGAGCTCTATGATGGCATGGGCAATGTCGTAGAAACAATCACTCCTGACACAACTACACGGTTCTCTTACATTCCCGCTTTTGTCATCATCAATGATGGCTTGAGCGGTGATATTCAGGGTGTATCCGAGGTTGATCAGCTGGATGAGTATGAGCAAGCATATTCTCGTTTGGCAAATGCTGATCAGGATGCTGAGCGAAAGGGTATGAACCCTGTGCGCTATGCTATTGACATGAACCCAAAGACAACTCAGGGTCTGTCTACAGCAGCTGGTGCATTCTGGGATCTAGCATCTGACGATCAGGGTGCTTCAGAGAGGGTTGGTACAGTCGGCGTTTTGTCTGCGCCTATGGAGTACACAAATGCTCTGACAACAACCCTTAACCGAATCGAAAACACCATGTACAGTCAGATGGATATGCCCAATACAAGCCCAGAGGCACTTCAGGGTGTTGTATCCAGTGGCAAAACCCTGAAAGCCATTTATTGGGGTCTGATCGTTCGTTGTGATGAGAAGATGCTAGCTTGGAGACCTGCCTTGGAATCCATGGTGAGAACTATCATCGAGGGTGCCAAGCTCTATCCTGAGTTCTGTTCTCGCTACACAAACGGAGAAGCACTTCCTGATATTGAGTACTCTATTCGTGTTGACAATCAGTATCCACTTCCTGAGGACGAAGCCGAGGAGAAGCAGGTTGATCTGGCTGAGGTGAATGCTCAGACAATGAGCAAGAAAGCCTATATGGTCAAGTGGCGTGGGCTGACTGATGATGAAGCTCTGGATGAGCTGAAGCAGATCGCCCTCGAACGTCAGCTCCTGGAGGATAGTTTCATGCCCACAGAGCAGATCCAGCCACAGGGTAAAGAAACTGGTCAGGAGAAAACAGAGTCCTCCACAGATGAGCCAAGCTCTGCTGAGGATGACAATACTCCAGAGGGTGTATAATAAGGAGCCACGACTATGTCTACCAACTTTGATGCATCAATGAGGAGGGGCATGACTCGTGGCTCCTCTTCTCTTTTGAATCTTAAGAGCGCAGAAGAAGTGCGCTTGAATGTATCAATCAAGCAACAACGAGAAATTCGAAGTCTATACAAAAAGCTGGCTCAACAAGCACAAGAACAAGCTGAAAAGCTCAAAAGCAAGGATAACATCAGTTCTGTTCTTAGACAAGAATACCTTAACAAGCTAGCAAATCAGCTCACAGATGCTAGTGATGAAGTTGGCCAAGAGATTGATCGGGTCATTCGGTCGAGCATGAAGACAACTGCTCAAGGAGTTGTTGATGCCCAAAGAAAGTTTCTGTCTAAGATTGGCATGTTTGGTATTAAGGGTGCGTTCTCTCATGTACCAAATCAGATCGTCACAAGCATTGCTACAGGAAACATCTATGATGACAATTGGACTCTCTCTGCAGCAATCTGGGGCATGTCTAAGAAGACCCATAAAGACATTGACAAGATCATCGCTGAGGGTGTTGCATTAAACAAAAGTGCTTATGACATAGCCAAGGATCTTGAACGCTATGTCAATCCACTTGCACGAAAAGAATGGGACTGGAGCAAAGTCTATCCAGGTACAAACAGAGTCATTGATTATAATGCCCAACGATTAGCACGAACACTTGTGTCTCATGCATATCAACAGAGTTTAGAAAGAACTTGTGAGAAGAATCCATTTGTCACAGGATATAGGTGGGTGTCTGCAAATTCTGATAGAACTTGTGAGCTCTGTAAAGAGCGGGATGGTCAAATCTATGCAAAAGGGGATCTGCCACTTGATCATCCAAATGGCCTGTGTACATTCATTGCTGTCATCCCAGACAGCATGACTACAATTTCGGACAGATTAGCTGATTGGGTAAAAGGAAAATCAGATTCTGCTCTGGATGAATTTGCAAAGTCTTTGAGGAAATAATTTCAAAATACTCTTTACATTTCTGTGCAGATGGAGTATAATAAAATAGAGTCTATTTGGAGGGTGTATTATGAATCAAAGTCGTTGCAAACACGATGACTGCTTCACTTGTCCATATCCTGATTGTATTGCTGGAGTCACTCATTTGAAAGGCGAAATGACTCCAAGAGATTATGACGGGAAGAAAGGTGGTTACACTCCAAAGCAAGGCTACAGACAGCCATACTGCTATATGGGACTCAGGGAAGATCACTGATTTCATGCCTTGGCATGTTTTGATGGTTCGGTTCACCAGCTGGGCGAACAGAAATTCAAGCTGGAATTATGCACACCGGATGCACTTTTCCGGAGATAGGAGATCACAATGCGAAAACTGACAATGTTTGGGAAGCCTATTTTGGTTATGCTGGCTCCTGATGGGGCTGGTGCACCTGCTGGTGGTGAGGGTTCTGGTGACGCTGGCGCAAACGGCACTGGTGCAAATTCCAGCACTGGCGATGGCTCTGGACAGGAAGGAAACAAAACCTTTACACAGGAAGACATCAATCGGATCGCTGCCAAAGAGAAAGCTGAGGGTCGTCGCGCTCTTCTCAAAGAGCTGGGCATCGAGGACACTGAGGATTCTCGAAATGCCATCAAGGCTTATCTCACTCAGCAGGAGAACCAGAAGTCTGATCTGCAGAAAGCCAACGAACGAGCAAGCAAAGCTGAAAAGGCTCAGGCTGACGCAGAAGCCAATGCTCTGGCTATCCAGCGAAAGTATGATGCCCTGGCAGCTGGTGCAAAGGCAGACACCATCGATGACCTGATGGCTCTGGCAAGCACCAAGGTCAATGACAAGACGGACTTCAAAGCTGCTCTTGAGCAGGTGAAGAAAGCATATCCTGTCTTCTTCAATGAGGCTTCTCAGACAAGTACAGTTGGAACAGGGCGATCTACGAACCCTGCGAGAAACACCAATGGTCACCAGATGTCTATGGGTGAGCGACTGGCCAAGTCTCGTATGGGTAATACCCAAGCAGAAAATCCGTTCTTCAAGAAATCATTTTAAGGAGGAATAAAACATGCTGAATCAGTCTGGCATCACAACCAAAACAGCAGTCACTCCAAAGAGTATTCTTTGGGCTCCGGAAAATGCCATTGCCTTCTCTTGTGTCATCGCAAAGAGCAAGAAACTGCTGGCTGGCACTCCAATCGCTGGTGATCTGACTGCCCGAAACACTGGCTTCACAGCTGCACAGACAACTTCTGGTGCTTCCGATGCTGTGGGTCTGCTGCTGCACGAGGTCGATGCTTCTGGAGCAAAGCAGAATGGCACTGTTCTGGTCGCTGGCGTGGTAGACCTTAACAAGCTGGATTCTACCACTCAGGCACTGATCACCACAGAAGTCAAAGCTGCTCTGAAGCACATCATTTTTGTGAAGTAAAGTCTTTACAATAGTGTGACCAACAACCACAAGGAGGAATACACATATGACAATTTTTGAACTTGTCACTGCCAGTGAGCTGGTGGCGTATTGGAATACTATGGCCAATCAGCGTGGTCCATATCTGGGTGAGTCTCTGTTCCCCGCTCGCAAGAAGCGTGGCCTGAATCTGAAGTGGATCAAGGGTTCCAAGGGTCTTCCCGTCGTACTGAATCCCAGTGCCTATGATGCCAAGGTCAAGATCCGTGATCGCATCGGCTTCAGCACCGTTTCTACCAACATGCCATTCTTCAAAGAGGGTGTCCTGATCGATGAAGAGACTCGTCAGGAGCTGAACATGGTTCTGGAGACCAACAATCCCGCTTATGTGGATTCGGTCATGAACAATGTTTTCGACGACGAGACTCGACTGCTGGATGGTGCTCGTGCCCAGCGTGAGCGCATGCGTATGCAGCTGCTGACCACTGGTTTGATTGCAATCAGTGCCAATGGCCAGGACTACAACTATGACTATGGCATCCCCAGCACTCACAAGGTTCAGACTACCACTCCTTGGTCCAACCCTGCTGCCGACATCATGGGTGACATCAGGACCTGGCAGGATCTGATCGAGGACGAGACTGGTGTTCGTCCTACTCGTGCCATCTGTGATCGTGCCACTTTCAACTACTTCCTGAAGAACGATGCTATCATCAAGAGCAATTTCGTTCTGTCCAACGGTCAGGCTGCTCTGAATGAGCCCATGGTTCGTCGCTATCTGCAGGAGAACCTGGGTCTGACTATTGAGGTCAACACCAAGAAGTTCGTTGATGAGGCTGGCGCCACCAAACCATTCATTCCTGCAAACACCTTTACCATGATCCCTGAGGGTGATCTGGGTAGCACTTGGTTTGGCACCACTCCTGAGGAATCTGACCTGATGGCTGGTCAGATCGGCAACAGCACTCAGGTTGCTATCACCGACACTGGTGTTGCCGTTGCTACACACGGTCAGTTCGACCCAGTCAATGTTGAGACCAAAGTTTCCATGATCTGTCTGCCCAGCTTTGAAGCTGCTGACCAGATTATCATCGCCGATGTTTCTCACTCCGGTGAGTGATCGGAGGTGACCTGAATGATCACTATTCACAAAGGCGATCTTACCGCGAAAGTTTCTGCTGGTGCATTTGAAACCATCTTCAAAGACCAGGGCTGGTCTATGGACGACCACAAGGATCCCATCATCTCTGGTATGAACCTGCCTGACCCAGATCATGAAGACGTCCTGGAGGACGAAATTACCAATGAAGGTGAGGATCTCTCCGAGCGCCCACTCAGCTCTTTGTCTCTGGGTGAACTTCGCCAGTTGGCCACGCAGTATGGTATCGATGCCGAGAGCATGCGTTCCAAGCGCGAGATCAGAAACGCAATTCGTGAGACAATGAACGAGGAGGACTGAAATGGCTGCAGGCATTGAAGAGCTGAAGATGATCTGTCGTGAAGAAGATGTTCCGTTCTTCAGTGATGCAGAGCTTCAGTACCATCTAGATCGTGCTGGCGGAAATATCGACCTGGCTGCATACACCTGTCTTTGCATAAAAGCAGAAGACACAACCTTAACCATAAGTGGGTTGACTACTGCGGACAGCAGCAAGTATTTTCGTCGCATGGCTTCTAGATATAGACCCACGAACAGTGGGATCCTTATGGGTGATAACTGATGAAGACCCAGAAATTTCAACCTCACAAGGTCAAACGCATGATTGATACTCTTGGGGTTGTATATCAGTTCAATCGTGACATGCTGAGCAAGTACAAAGAACCTACTGGCAAACAAGAGCTTGTTGCTGAGCTCAAAGGTGTAATGCACTCTACTGCCAGTTATGTCACAAAAACAGCTACAGATGGTTCCACAATTACTGCAAAGCAATCTCCCCAGATCTTGACAAATGACCCAAAAGCAAAGCTCCTGCACATCGATGACAAAGTCATCATTGATAATTGTACTTACAAAGTCACGGGTGTCCTTGACATCAATATGCTTGGGCTGGCTTTTGATATCTCACTGGAAGTGGTTCTATGGCAGGTATAAAGTTTGATGCTGAATCATTGTTAAACGGTCTTCAGGGAGCTCCGGACAAAGCTGACAATGCAATCCGAATGTATGCCGAGACTGGAGCGCTTAAACTTCAAAATTATGCCAAGGAACACAGACCGTGGACTGATCGCACCGGAGCAGCTCGGCAGCGTCTGAAGGGTGATGTCCTTACAGTGGCAACTGGTTACAAACTGCGACTGGCGCACGGTGTTGATTATGGTATTTGGCTGGAGCTGGCTCATGAAAAAAGATTTGCAATAATTCAAGACACCATCCGTGAAGTTGGACAAAATGAAATTCTGCCAGGGTTTGAAAACCTTTTGGACAGATTGAAATAAAGGAGTGACACACTATGCCTGGTGAAACCCGATATATGGATATCTATGATCACTTGGTTGCCAAGGGTTTTGATGTCTATACTCCGGCACAGCACAAAGGGGAGTGTGTCACTCCTTATATTGTTGTTAAAGGAGCCGGAATGAATCAAGCTGGGAACTATTCGTCTAACCAGCATTTGTATGACATTCTTTGCTATGTACCCAAAGGCCAATACACTTATCTTGAAAAGTATGTAGAAATGATGGAAGATGCAATGAGGGAACTTGAGCCAATGATTCGCCCAATGCACTACCAGACCGCTCCATATTATGATGACTCTGTCAAGGGTCACATGGCATCCGAACAATATTGTAACTATCGACGAATGAAATAGTCTATACAAGGAGGAAATCATTATGGCTACAAAAAAGGGCAACGAAGTTGCAACCATTGATGTGGCAATGGTCACATGCAAGCCAAAAGGCAAGACTGATGAAATCGCCCTCACAACTGCTACAGAAGTTGGTCTGTCGGTTCAGTCTGAAACTACTGATGCTGTAAAGCTGATTGTCAAGGGTGTTCTGATTGCTCAGAAGCGTGAGCAGGTCACTATCACTGGCAATACTATCACTCTGACCGACAATGTGTTCAATGCCGAGCTGGTGAAGATCCTTCAGGGTGGCATCATCAAATACTGGACCACTGCTGAGCAGACCGCGGAGGGTGATTCTGATGCTGGCTTTGGTGTCAGCAGTTATACACCACCTGTCGCTGGCTCCAAAGAAGAGGTCGACGAGTTTGAATGCAATATCTACACTGCCATCTATGATGCTGCTGGCCTGATCACTGGTTATGAGAAGTGCACTTATCCGCACTGCAAGGGTGTTCCAGTTTCTTTCAGTGCCAAAGATGATGAGTTCCGCGCACCACAGTACACAATCAACAGCGCTCCAGCAAATGGTGAGCCACCGTACAAGATCACCTATGTCAAACAGTTGCCAACAGTGGGGGAATAAACAATGGAAGTAACAAGTCTCGAAGCTCTGAAGAGCTATTCTATGGGTCAGCTGGTGGAGCTTCCACCTTTTGCCGAGGGTCAGACCTTTGTGGCTCGTCTGAAGCGTCCCTCTATGCTTGCTTTGGTTAAGGCAGGTCGAATTCCCAATTCTCTCCTGCAGTCTGCCAACACACTTTTCATCAATGGTACAATGGATGAGAAGAACAAAGGTGCAATGAGTGATGTCATGGAGATTCTCGATACTGTCTGTGATGCATGTTTCGTTGAGCCAACCTATCAGCAGATCAAGGATGCAGGCATTCAGCTGACTGATGATCAGATGATGTTTGTATTCTCCTACTCCCAGAGAGGTGTTAAGGCACTCGATCCATTTCGTCAGGAGCCCAAGGATATTGCAGCTGCTGGGAGTGGCACAGAGGTATAAAGTCAGGCCATCCCAGTTGTTGGGTGATCTTGATGAATACACTTCGTATTGTTTCGATGAGGCATGTGTTTTGATCATGTCTCATCTTGACAATAAAGAAGAGCCAAAGTTTATTACACATGTGAAGACTTTGAGCAGTTTGTATGCAAAATATGAGTGATTGGAGGTGGTTCTTTGGCTCTTGATTTGGGTTCTGCAGTCGGGTATTTGCTGCTTGATACAAGTAGCTTCAAAAAGGGTCTGGCAACTGCTTCACAAGACATGCAGACGTTTTTCGACAAAAGCACAAAAGCTGGGGACAAAATGACTGCCCTCTCCTCTGCGATGGGAAAGACGGGATCTACCTTAACAAAGACCGTGACACTACCTCTTGTCGGTCTTGGCACGGTCTCTGTAAAAACAGCTGCAACCTTTGAATCTGCTATGTCTCAGGTCCAGGCAACAATGGGTCTGACTGCTGACAGTACATCTGAATTGAAAGGTCAGACTGTAAACACCATGGACTCCTTGAGCTCCCTGGCAAAACAGATGGGTGCTGAAACAAAGTTTTCCGCAACAGAAGCAGCTGAAGCTCTCAATAATATGGCCATGGCTGGCTATAATGTCAATGAAATCTATGATGCCTTGCCTGAAGTCTTAAATCTGGCTTCCGCTGGTGCACTTGATCTGGACTATGCTACTCAGCTTGCAGCCAACGGTCTGAATGTCATGGGTTATGGCACAGATCACTTGTCTGAGTTGTCTAATAAACTGGCTGTCACAGCATCTAGTGCTTATGGTTCCGTCTCTGACTTTGGTGAAGGGCTTCTGGTCGCAGGTGGTGCAGCAAAATCTGCAAATCTTAATTTTACAGATATTTTCACTGCCTTGGGCATCCTTGGTGATGCAGGTATTTCCGCATCAGAGGGTGGTACAAAACTTAGAAATGTGATCCTGAGTTTGTATGCACCCACAGATATAGCTGCAGAAGAGCTTAAAACACTGGGCATCCAAACCAAAGATGCAGATGGAAATGTCCGAAACTTTCAAGATGTCCTCAAAGACTTGAGTGGCGCTCTTGATGGGTTGTCTGAGTCTGACCGACTCAATGCTATCAACACTATCTTCAACAAAGCAGATATTGCGGGTGTTAACGCACTTCTTTCCAACTGCACAGACCGTTGGGATGAGTTGAGTTCTACAATTGACAACGCTGGTGATGCTGCTGAACAAATGTCGGACACCCAATTGGACAACCTTAACGGTCAGTTGACTATTCTTATGTCTGGTCTAGAGGGATTGGCGATTGCGTTTGGTGAAGCACTTTTGCCTCTTGTCAAAGATGTTACAGCATTCATTCAAAGTGTTGTGACATGGTTGAATAGCCTTAACGACGAGCAAGTTCAAACGATTACAAAAGTTCTAGAGTTCGCAGCAGCACTTGGACCAATTCTGTTGATTGGCAGTAAAGTCGTCGCAGGATTGAACAGTATTGCTACTCTCATCACAAATTTTGCACCATTGGTGTCAGCTTTTGGCTCGACAATCGCAGGTCTTGCAGTGCCAATCCTTGCTGTCATCGGAATCATTGCTGCGTTGAAGCTTGCTTGGGATAACAACTTCGGCGGCATGCGAGATAAACTTACAGAATTTGTTGACACAGTGACTGACAGAGTAACTGTCATTGCGAACTTTCTACAGACCGTGTTCACAGCTTTTATGGGTGTTATAACAGAGCTGTGGAACAGCAACTGGATGAACATTCGTCTGATCTTTGAAGATGTTTGGAACGCAATCGAAACAATCTTCAGTTCCGTGATTGCAATACTGACAAATGCAATCTCTCTGTTCTTAAACGTCATCACTGGAAACTGGTCTGGTGCATGGGAAAACATCAAAGCCATCTTTGGTGCAGTATGGGATGCAATTGTCTCTTTGCTGAATCTTGGGCTTGATTCCATCCTGAACCTTTTCGGTGTGATTTTGCCTTCGATTGGACAGGCTGCAACAAATGCATGGAACGCAATAAAAACTGCGTTCGTAAATGTGTGGAACAGCATTATAGGGTGGTTTAAAACAGCAATCAATGACCCAGAAGAAATCTTGCTGACGCTGGTTCCAAAAATGCTCGCTGCAGGTGCACAGATATTCAATTCCCTTTGGGATGGATTGAAAGGTGTCTGGGAGAGCATCACTTCTTGGGTCTCTGATTGTGTGGATTGGATTACTGAAAAAGTCACTTTCTGGCAGAAGCAGAGCGACAAGGTCTCTCAATCCTCTGGGTCTACAAATGGTTCTCACGCAAGCGGTCTTGACTATGTACCGTTTGATGGCTACAGAGCAACACTTCATCAGGGTGAACGAGTGCTCACCCAGGAGGAGAACAAATACTACAACAATGGCTATAGATCTGGTGGGGACACGTTCAACTTCTACAGCCCAGAAGCTATTGATGCGGTCACTGCTGCTCGTGAGTTTAAGAAAGTTCAGCGTCAACTCGCTGAGGGTGTTTCGTGAGGTGATTATCTATGGTTGATTCTATTGTGCTCATCAACAAGAGCTTCAACAACCAGAACATGGTCACGGAGCTCCCAATAAATCAGAACAACAGAAAATATGTACTGGACTACATTGATTGGGGTGCCATCCAAAGCACTCGAAAAACCTACAAATTCATAAACCAAATTGGTGTCTATGTGACTGGCACAACCCTTGAATCCCGTGACATTGCAATCACAGGGTGGGTTGTGGCAGATACATATACACAAATGAAAGAAAGAAAAAGATTCCTTAACAACTTTGTCAATCCATTGCAGCAACTCACTCTTGTCTACAACAGCTATTCTATAGATGGCATTCCTGACACGACTATAAAATATGGATCTGACTATAAAGACAACAATGAGGTCCTCTGCAAATTTGTTATAGATCTCTTCTGTCCTGATCCATTGTTCTATACATCTCAGTCAAAACAAGCAAGCATCGCAGACTGGTTGCCAAAATTTCGTTTCCCGTTGATAATACCCAAAAACAAGGGTATTATCATGGGTCTTCGTTCCCCATCGGTTATTATCACAGTGAACAACCCTGGTACAATAGAAACAGGTATGACTGTGATATTCCATGCACGAGGTACAGTTGTTGATCCATATCTCATCAATATCAATACCCAAAAACAAATCAAGTTTGATCACACCATGGAGCCTGGTGAGACACTTCAAGTTATAACATATGTCAATAGGAAATCTGTAAAGAAAACCAGCGGTGGTGTAACAACAAATGCATTTAATTACTTGGACTTTGAAAACAATGAGTTCATTCAACTTGCTCCTGGTGACAATTATCTTCGCTATAGTGCATCTGATGGCATGAGTAACCTGGAAATCCAGATCGAGTACAGACCACAATATCAGGAGGTGCAGGAATAATGGACTTCTATGTCTTTGACCAAGACTACACTCTTCTGGGTATTCTAGCAAGTCCAATCTCTGTAACATATACAGAGAAATACAACGATCTCGGTGATTTTCAAGTGAATCTGCCAGTAGATGAAATCAATCGAGAGCTCATAAAGTCGGATAATGTTATTCTCTTTGACAAGGAAAAAGGCATCGCAGGAATCATTGGTATTATCTCATCTGATGGTGAGTCCGATGATTCACCTCAGATTGTTGCCAAAGGCAAACTCATTGAAGAATACATCTATCGCAGAATCTGTTGGGGATTATTTTCAATGACAGAGACACCTGAGAACATCATCTACAGTATGCTAACGCAGCAAGTGATTTCCCCAACTGATCCTGATAGAGCAATCACTGATATTGTGCTTAAAGAATCCACTCTTGCAGAGACACAAAAGATTTCCTATCAGAATACAGGTGGCAAAGTCGGTGACAATATTGCCAGTATCTGTGCATCGAGTGGCCTTGGGTTCCGGCTCTCTTACAATCCTGGGAACAAGCAAATGCTGTTTGAACTTTATGAGGGTGATGATCGAACAATTGAGCAGCGAGTATTTCCTCAGGCTCTATTCAGCACAGAGTATGAAAACATTCTATCAACCAGTTACAACCTTAACACCCAGGACATGAAAAATGTTGCCTTGGTTGCTGGTGAAGATTCTGGTACAGATAGAAAAACAACTTCTGTTGGTGTTGCTTCTGGAAAATCCCGCAGAGAATACTTTGTTGACGCAAGAGACATTCAAAGTACAAACTCGGATGGAATGACAATTTCAACAGAAGACTATATTGCTCTGCTGAAGCAAAGAGGAACAGAAAAACTTGCTGATGTTAGAGAGTCTCAAAGTTTTGATTGTACAGTCAATACAGTTGGCAATATTCAGTATGGTCAAGACTACTTTCTGGGTGATATGGTCACTATCTATGATTCCTTGCTGAATCTTCAATTGAATGCAAGAATCTCTGAAGTTCAGCATGCATTCACCTCTTTCGGTGAAGAACTTTATATTACATTTGGATTTGGTCCAATGACTCTTGCAAAAAAACTTCGCTTGAAAGGAGTGTGAGAATATGTCCGAAAAAAGTGCATTTTTCAATGCCCAGTTAGATGCCAGTACTGGGGAATACGACCGAACATATCTTGCAGAAGATTTTGCAGCATATTTCAGCAGATTCATTTCTAATGGTGTATTTCCAAACCCAAGCACAGGTCTACAGGTCGTTGCTGCTTCTGTACCTGATATGACAGTGACCATGAACATTGGCTATGCATACATCAATGGCTATACCTATGAAAACACAGAAAATTATATGTTTAATATTGATGTTGCTGACGGTGTTCTCAGCCGATTGGATGCCATTTTCATTCGGTATGATCTGGCAAAGCGCGAAATTAAAGCATACAAAGCAAAAGGAACACCAAGTGCTGCTCCAGTAGCTCCTACGCCTTTACGAACTGAAGACTACTGGGATCTCTGTGTTGCAATCATTCATGTTGACGGTGGCATCACAAAGATTGATCAATCCCTCATTGAGGATACTCGTATGAATACACCTCTTTGTGGTATCGTACATGGGGTTGTTGAACAGATTGATACAACGACTCTGTATAAACAAGTTCAGCAAGATTTGACAAATTTCCAGACTGTGAGCCAGACAGAGTTCAATGCTTGGTTCGAATCTATCAAAGACAAACTATCTGGAGATACTGCTGCAAATCTGCAAAATCAGATTGATGCACTTGACCCACAAGCAAAACGAACCGATGTTTTTGCTTCTATGACACATCAGTATTCTGCAACATTGCGGCTGGACAGCTGGGTCCGAACCGCTTATGCGTTCACACAAACAGTAACACTCAGCACCACTACAAATGGTCCAGATGTTACAGCAACAAGTAAAATCATGACTGGACCGATGTGTAAATCTTCTGGTGTTGCAGCAACAGATGAGATCCTGAGAGAAAACCTTAACCTCATAAATGAGGGATATGGCATACTCGGAAACAATAGCATCACAGTGACCGTTACAGAGAAGCCAACCGCAGATATTCCAGTCTATTGGAATATCAAGAAGACAGTTTAATTGGGAGGTATTTATATGAGATTCAAGCTCAATATTCCAGTTCGATTCCGCAATCCTTGGTTTTGGGTCAGCCTTGTTGGTGTGATTCTCACAGCAATGGGCATCTCTCCTGAGATGCTCACAAGCTGGGATGCCGTTGGCCAGGCATTCAAAGACCTGATCTCTAATCCATTTATGTTGGCCACTGTTGCAGTTTCTATCCTGGGTGTCTTCATGGATCCAACAACAAAGAGCATTGGTGATTCTGATCGTGCCCTGAGCTATAATTATCCAGAATAACTCTTTACAACTATACAATACGAGAGTACAATATAGTTGGAAAGGAGGATGGCCAATGGATTGTAGCAATTGTCCAATGGAGCAGCGAATTGCAAGGCTTGAACAAGAGTTTGCTACTGAAAAAGAACATTCAAGCAAAGCCAGACAAGCTATTTATGATAAACTTGAAAGTCATAAAACACAATTGGCTGTTACAGATGAGCGATACAAACAGATCCTAAATACCCTTAACGAGCTCAAATCTACAGTTGATGAGCTTGCTGACAATCCAGCAAAACACTGGGACACACTCATTACAACTGGTATAGCTGCTATGTGCAGTGGAATTGTTGGGTATGTTCTGGCAGCAATGATAAAGTGAGGAGGCTTTTTCTTGGATCCGAAAATCACAGAGGAAATCAAGAAGCAAGAGGATGCATTGGACCAGAGCATTGCTCTCAATAAAATCACAGTGATGCTTCTTGATGAACGCAAAAAGGAACTCAAAAAAGTTTGGGTGTTCTTCTTTGCAGTTTGTGTAGCTTTTGTTGCACTTTTCAGTGTCTTTGCATACACAACCCATAAAGAAAAACAAGAGTTGATGGCTCAGCTCAACGACACCCGTGTAGATTTCATGGAGTACTTGGACAGCATCGAGTACACAGTTACAGATGACTATTCTACAGACAGTCATACAGAGACTACACAAACTGTAGAGGGTGACAGCGCAACCATTAACAATGTCGATGGCGATTAGTACAATGATAATGCTGTTCACAACAATGGAGGTGAATAATCTTGGCAAGATCACGAGCAACTCAAACAATTCGTACAAGTACTCGAACAAAGGGTACAAGAACTGTTCGAGTCACTTCAGGAAAACCAAGATCCGGCACCCAAAGTCGTTGCCCAACATGTGGCAAATACATGCGAAGAAAATAGGGGTGACCACCTGTGACGGAGCACATACAGACTCGTGCAAAGCTGCAAGAAATTCCTCGGGTCAGTACATTTAATGAGCTACTCGATGACTGTATGATCTCTCCTGAAGAGAAAACTCTCATGCAGATGCACTATCTACAGAACAAAGACTTCAGATACATTGGTGACATGCTTGGATATTCTGAAGTTACAATGAAGCGTTGGCATCACAGAATTCTCAAGAAGATCAATAAACTCCTATAGAAATCAGATACTTTCACGACCGTTCACGGATACTCCGTGGACGGTTTTTTGTTTTATAATAAAATCAAAGGAAAGGGATCGGCTATGCTATTTGATCGGAAAGACCTGATTCAGGAGCTAATGTGGGAGTACAACTATGATTATGCCGAGGCAGAGGCCATAGTTGATAGCTACCTTAACAAAGGACAGTATTATACTCTTATTGAAAAGCTCACAAAGAATCTTGAGAAAATAACAGAATACAAGGAGTGATTCACATGTTCAGTCCACAGTACTATGCGAATCCAGCTGCCTATGCAAGCCCCATGGGCAACCCAAGCACGATGCAGATGCAAAGACTGGCTCAGATGGAACAACAGTACCCACAGTTTGCTCAGCAGCCTATGGGTCAGAATTTTACCCAGCAGCAAGCTCCGATCTATATGAAATGTAGAGCTGTCACCTCTATAGACGAAGCAAAGGCTGCTATGATTGATCTGGATGGAAGTCTCCATGTCTTTACAGATATCCCACACAGAAAAATCTATACCAAACAGATCAACCTCGACGGAACTGCTTCTCTGAACATATACTCTCTGGAGGAAACTCCTACTCCGGTTCAGTCAGGAGCCACAGTCCCGAACTCTGCAAAAGAATCTTCTGTTCCAGAGTCTATTTTCACTCAGACGATAAACTCTCTACAGAGTAGGATAAGCGCTCTGGAGGACAAATTTGAGCAAAGAGGTGATATCAATGTTCAATCCAATGCAAATGTTCAACCCAGGAAACGGTCAAAATCCAATGATGCAAGCAATGCAAATGATGTGTAACATGCAGAATCCTCAACAGATGATGCAGGGTATGTTTCAAAACAACCCTCTCTTCCAGCGAGCACAGCAGATGGCACAGGGAAAGTCTGAACAGGAGCTTGAGCAAGTTGCTCGCAATCTCTGCCAGCAGCGCGGAGTTGATTTTGAGGCAATGAAACAACAGTTTCAGGGTATGATGAACAACACAAGGTAAACGCACAATCGGTGCTTTACAAATACACAATTCTATAAAGGAGGTATTCTCATGGGTATGGAAGGTTCTGGCGGCATGAGTCCCGCCGACGTGGTCGCTCTTCAGGGTCGTAACAATGACGGCATGTTCAGTGGCAATGGCACTTGGATCTGGGTGTTCTTCCTGTTCTTCTTGCTGGCTTGGGGTGGCAATGGCTTCGGCTTCGGCGGTGGCAATGGCCTTACTCAGGCTGAGCTTCAGGCAGGCCTTTACAACCAGACCACAGATGCAATGCTGCGTGATCTGTCTACCGGTCAGTGCACTCTTCGTCAGGAAGTTGCACAGAGTCGTTATGACAATGCTCTGCAGATGCAGACACTGGGTTCTCAGATGCAGAATTGCTGCTGCGAAACAAATCGCAACATCGATGCTGTTCGTGCTGAGAACTACAAGAACACCTGTGAAATCACTACTGCAATCCATGCAGAAGGTGAAGCCACTCGTGCCCTGATCAACGCAAACACCATGCAGGATCTGCGTGACAAGCTTGCCGATCGGGATCGCGAGCTGCAGACCGCGAATTTCCATCTGTCTCAGCAGGCACAGAATGCAACTCTGATCGGCACTCTGCGTCCGTTCCCGCAGCCAGCATACATCACCTGCAGTCCCTACACTGCGATGAATGGTTATGGTGCTTGCAACGGCTGTGGTTGCAACTGCTGAAACACATCAAGAATAGGACAGTTCGGCTCTGACCGTTCCCTATTGATTCGAGGGTGGGCGAGAGCTCACCCTCTTTGTTTATGGAAGGAGAATTATCATGATTGATTCTGTAAATGTTGCTTCTCAAACAGTCAATGTCAACTCCCCAGTTCTTTTTGGGTCTACTCGAATCAAGACTGGCTGTGCAATTCGCCATGAAGAGGGTTCTGGTCGTTTTGTTCTGCTGAAGCCTGGTGTATATGAGATCAGCTTCAGCGCAAACATGACCTCTGCTGCTGCAGCCACAGCTACATTTAACATCACTCAGGATGGTGAACAGATTGCTGGTGCAAAGATTGTCAGTACCATTGCTGCCGCTGGTGTGAACAATGTGTCCTGCACAACCCTTGCAAGAGTCTATTGCAGCGATGTCAGCTCCATCTCTGTCACCAATATCGGTGCTACAGCAATCGATGTGTCTGATGCCAATATGACCATCACTCGTCTCTGCTGATGAATCCAGATCAATATGGGTCTTTTGACAGCATAGCACTGTTCAATACTATGCTTGGTCTAATCAACATGGAAAAGAACAGTGCTCAGCAAAAGCACCAAGAAGTTCTGGATGCAAAGCTCGATGAAATACTGTCTCGTTTGACTGAGATAGAAAGGAGATTAGATCATGGCATATGATACAATGAAGACTTCTGAGTCTGAACGTGATTGGAATATTTGCAAAGAAGCCTACGAAGAAATCAATGGTCGTCAGGTCACAGCACTTATGTTTCATGACCAGATGGCCGACTTCTTTGACTTCCTTGGGTTGATGGGGTTTAAGCGGATGCATGAATATCAGTATGTTGCAGAATCCGCAGAGCACAGAGCAACAAAAAGATATTTCCTCAATCATCACAATAGACTATTAAGCGAAGAGCACATTGAAGACCCAGAAGTAATTCCTGACAGCTGGTACAAATACACCCGATTTGATGTCAGCACACAAGTTCGTAAACAGGCTGTGGAGACTGCATTTGACAAGTACAAGGAATGGGAGACACAGACAAAAGAGTGCTATGAAAAACATGCAAAAGCACTCATGGAAGCTGGCTATGTCGCAGACTTCATGCGTGTAGAAGAGCTGATCTGCGATGTTGATAAAGAACTCAAGCATCTCGAGCGCTTGACCATCACCCTGAAGTCTGTTGCATACGATGAAGTCTATATTGCAGAGCTTCAACATAGCATGCATGAGAAGTACAAAAAGAAAATAAAGAAAATTGGTGTCAGCATTTGCTGATACAACAAGTTCCCTCCCAATCGGGAGGGAATTTTTATTGCAAATTTTGAGAAAAAATTGCAAAAACCTCTTTACATTTATGCAATAGGAGAGTATGATAATACTTGTAAGGAAGATGTGAATACATGGAGGATACAAATATGACTCTCAATGAAAAGAAGCTCGCAAGCACAGAGAAGAAACTGAATAAACTCTATGAGAGACTCAATAAAAACAATGAGCTCTTGAAGAAGAAAATAGCAAAGTGCATAGCTCTTGATTGCAACTGGACTGATGAAGAGTGGCGTAACCACAGAGATGCCAATGATATGACTGATTCTCAATACATGGCTTATTTTTCAATGGGTGTTAAGCAAGATGAGATCACTGGCATACAGTATTCAATCAGTTGTCTTGAGAAGACACTTAAAAAGCAAGAGCAAAAAGTCAAAGAAGACAATGAAAAGAATGAAGCCTTTCAAGCAGAATACAATCATTTGAGCAGTATAGAAGTCAATCTGAATAGAGTGATGAAGGAAAATGAGTACAAAGAGTGGTTGGCTCAATTCAAACAGGATTGCTTGAAAGATGGTATCATTGTTGAAGATGCTTGCTCTTCCTTCATACATGGTACAACACCTTCTGGAAAATCTTTTATGATCAGCTCTAATGATGGTTATACAGAAAGAAGTTGGCATTGTTATAGTGTAAGAATCAATGGTAACACCATCTTCACTTCTGGTGAGTTCTGGAGAGCATACAACGCTGTAAAATTTAATTGATGAGTGTAAAACAAAGGACGGGATCAATTCCCGTCCTTATTTTTTGTTATGTACTCAATCACATCTTGCTTTGATTTTAATGCAGCCAAAATCTGCCGATCTTTGCTGGGCTTCTTTGGCATATCTGCAATGATGTGATAATATACAACAGGTCTTGTTTGTCCTGGGCGATGAATACGCTTCTTGCTCTGTAGATACATAGCCAGACTTATGTTAAGGCTGTAGTATACACAGTATCTTGCACGAGTTAGATCAATACTCTCACTGCCAGATCTGTACTGCACGGCAATGATCTCAGCATTTCCAGACTTCCATTTTGCCATTGTGTCCATGACACCAGAGACTTCAGTATATCTTCTATTGAGCTTTTTGCAGACAGCTTGGATCTCATCAAAGTCATGTCGAAAAGTGGCAAAGACAACGACAGGCTCGTCCTGTTTGAACCCTGAGAGAATATCCTCAAGAACCTCCGCTCTATCATGATCAATGACCTCGACAGCCTTGAATCCCTCTGGATCTTCTACAGGGATGAACCCTGAGCAGACTTGCTGAAGCCGAAGAGTCTTGCTGATGACTGCCTTGATCTCTGTTGCGCCAGATTTGCCCAAGTACAGCCCATCGTCTTCGAGGTCATGATAGACTTTCTGTGCCGCACGAGACATGGTGAAGCTGCGAATTATATTCAACCTCTTTGGCAATTCTATAGAGGATTCAATTGTGAACGCACAAGAAAACATCTTTTCTTTCAGGTCATCCAGATTCTTGTAGGGTTGCTTCTTGTTAAGGCAAGTGTAACCAACTTTTGCAGTTCTAACGATGTCTACATTTTGATATTTCTCTTTGAAGTCTGAGAAGCTCGTCCCAAAGATTTCTGGGTCCAAGAATCTGTACTGAGCATATATGTCCATGGGATTCTCTGCCAAAGGAGTTCCTGTTACAAGAAACCTGTGAGGAACGATCTTAGACAATCTTCGCAAGCACATAGAGCATCTGCTCGATGGAGTTTTGATTCGGTGACTTTCATCACAAATCACAAACTCAAGACCAACACTTTTCCGGAACAGGGTCTTCTCAAATTCTGGTCGCCAGATACTTTCATAGTTCACAATGATTATCATGGGCTCATTCTGGATCACCCTGGATCCTCGTGGAGCGAGCGTATTCAACAGCTGAACCTTTCCCCGGGTAGACAGGAAACGCACGTTGTGGATGAAATTTGGGCATATGTCTGTGTGTATTTTGAACTGCTGTTCCCAGACTTCACAGGCTTTTGGTGGTGCCACAATAATTCCACGCTTCCACCCTTTGTTTACAATAAGATCCATCATCACTTTCGTTTTGCCTGTCCCTGGGTCTGTGTAAAGGGCACCACAATCTCGACCCATGAGATAAGACAGAGCCTTGAGCTGATGTGCCCAAGGCTTGGTCTTAAAGATGAATCCTTTGTATTTCCTCAGCATTCCTGGAACCGATTACGAAGTCGGCTCTCAATAGCATTCATCTTGGTGAGGATTGCTTCTCGTTGTTCAGGTGGCAGTGCCTTTCCCTCTTTACTGTTAAGGCGCTGACGCAACTTGCGAGATTCAATGTTGCTGTAGAATATTGGGTATTCTCGACGACAATATGGGCATTTCAACATGTGCTCGATTACACCGTCGCCCAGCTTTTTCTCCTGTGGCTTGGAGCAGACAAAAGATTTTCCACAACCTTTGTCACAGATCACCTTGACAGATTCTTGTCGTTTCATTCATATTCCTCCAGCATGGATTCAATAGTTGTATTGTTTTTCGATGACGCGACAAAAGCAATCATCTTGTCACTGTATTCATGAAGAAAGTGAGGAAGAATTGAACCATCCCTCCGAAAGACAATCTTAATGTCATCTATGGTATATGCAACCATTACAAGGGCACCAGCTTTTTGCCAGCGCAAAAGATCATACAGTTGCTTCTTGCTGGGTACATTCCCATGATCAGGAACTTTCAGCTCAATGCGGAAAGACCTGCCATTGATACACCCATTGATGTCTGCTCTGCCAGACTGAGCACTATTCCCCGACACATTCTCAGCAACACATCCATTGATGCTGTTAAGGTACACAAGAGCCTGTGACTGAAAAGATGATTCCTTTGGCATGTAGATCAAACTCCTTTCTTCAAGAACTCTCCATAGGATTTGTGAATGGCAATATTCAGATCCTTGTGATTGACATCAAGTCTATGACACCAATAGAGAAAGTCTTGTTCTACTGGAATTGCCTTGTCATCAATGTAAAGGTCAGCGAAAACTTTCCTTGTGTCATTGTTGTAGAGTGCAATCACCTCAGGAATATTTGTATTGATTGCATCAAATACAATTCCTTTCTGGTGACAATAGGAGACAGCATCAATGAGATTTTTACCATCTCTGGATGTCCAAAGAATCACTCGTATGTCCTGTGCCTGAAGAGCTTTTACAAGACTGAACATTCCCATATTGGGCTCCCCAATCTCGGGGAATTTGTCTTCTACCAAAGTACCATCAAAGTCGATAGCAACAATCTTCGGCAGATCATTGTTTGTTTTGTTCATATTTGATAGTCTCCTCTTTCATGTGGAGTGAAGTCCAATTTTTTATGACCCCATCCATAGGAAGTGCTGCATGTCCAAGAGTTGGACTGAATAACTCAAAGTATCTATCTTGATATGCGATGTATATGGCTTTCTTTACATATTCTACATCGCTCTTCCGAGCCATTTTGAATGTAAGATCGAAATCTTCTTTGCACCATTTTCGGATCCAAACACTGATGTCAAACCCATCAGTGTTGGTTGCTTTTGAGAATGCATCCCAGACTTCTACTGGAACATAGCAAAAATGAATCCAAATGATCCCTTGATCACTTATGACTTTGGACAGGACTTTCCTGTACACCGCTTTCGAGTTTGGGCTTCTGTGTCTCATTTCCACCCTCCAGAGTCTTCTCGCCGTCTGGCAAGTTGCGCTCGTAGATATGTAGCGAACCTGCCTGATGAGTGTATGTACCAACTCCAACACCCAAGGTCATTGCCATCATCACCTGCATGGAGCAGAAGCTAAACATGTCATAGGGTACACCAGTCCAGACATCATTGGAGCGCATTGTTGTTGTCAGGTTAAGGCGACCGTCACGGAGCAAGAACTGGAGTGACAAGGTACACGGAGTATCTTTGGTTGCATCACTCATGGGTCGAGGATTTTTGATATGAATGACTGCTTGGCGACTATTTGGGTCAGCCTTGAGACGATTGATCACATCCTGCCACTGATCAAACCCATAGAACTGCTTAATCTTGTGACCATAGCAGCTGTTGACCGTCTCTCCATCGTCACTCATGCGATCCCAAGCAGAGCTGAAGAGGCTAATGTCTTTGAGTCTGTTAGACCCAGAAAGATACCACAACAACTCTCCGACAGCATATCGCATGGGCATCTTGCGAGCTTCACTCTTGACAATCATGCGAGTTGGGTCTTTGACAACGGTGATGGCGTTGATAACCTCAGCAGCCACAGCTCCGTCTCGAGAAGCAGAAGTTCTCTTGTTCATACGATGCTGAGCCAACAGAACAGCAAACCAATACTCCCATGCGCTGTTGACATCACTCACAACTACATAATTGTCAATGTCAGCATCGCCACACATACGACTGCTCTTGTTGTAAAGGGATGCGAGTTTGTACTCTTTTACAACATTATTGAAGTCTTCCACATTAAACAGCAAGCTCATTTCAGGTCCTCCAAATTTCAATCTGCAAAGTTGAGTTTCCCATGACTTCGTCAAATCTCTTCATCAGTTCTTTGACAGGATACATGGGAGTTTCGTTGCGCTTGTTAAGGCGCTCTTCGATAGTCTTTTCTTGAGCGGTGACATAGATCACCTTTGCACCACGAGCAAGCATAGCAATCTCCAGATGATAGAGATCTTCTTTGCTCAGTTTCCGATCCTCTGGGGCTTGATAAACGAACTGACCATAGCAGAACCGATCGGCAATCACATTCTCACTTGTGGCTGCATCGAGAATATGATGGAAATAGCGATAGTCATTTGGAGTGTCCTTTGTACAATGGATAATACGTGCGTTGAGAATTCTTGCGAGCTTTCTGGCGATGGTACTTTTGCCAACGCCATCAACTCCTTCCAATACAATGAGCATTATTTGCTCCTTTCTGCTGCCTTGCAGACAGCTGCAATGATTTGATCTTGTCTCTTCTTGGGCAATCTATAGAACATGTTTGTATTCAGCAGCATGTATCCTGAACCCCAAGAGAAACACATTTGGTCTTTGCCTTTGATTGGCTCCATTTATATCTTACTCCTCCCAAGGACGTTTGTAAAGAGTTTTGCACAAATGTTTATTGTTTTTCGAAATGCTTCGAGCATAGTTCAGGATCTTGTCATTGGGCTCTGGTACTTCCTCTTCTGCAGGAATATGACCACCTCTAGGCAACAACCCAACGCGATGACTCATAGCATTGCATCCATAGCAGGGCTTGAAACTTCGCTCACCTGCATACAGAAGAATCCGAGCAGCTTCAAACCGTTTGCTGTACCAAATGTCCTCAATATTTTGCTCCATGATATTGCCAATTGGGTATTCACCACGGAAGTCATTACAGCAGATCGCCACAGAACCATCGTAGCGGATCGCCAGCTCTCTGAAAGGACGAGCGCACCGTTTACCTTGATAAGACATATCAAGGGGTCCAGCTGCTCCACAGTGGTTGCACAGATGACGATTGATAGCTTTCTCTTTCTGAATCGGGGGGTTGAACAACACTCGGAACCCATTTGGATTTGTACTGTACAAAGGAACCTTTCGTGCCAGATGCTCAATCTTCAGATCAGGTACATCTTGAATAGCATCTTCAATCGTTCGAGCATCGCCTTTGTCGGAATAGTAGTCAATGATCAAATCGTTAAGGCCAGCATCTCTCAGAGCATATACTCGCTCAATGATGGTTTTCTGGTCTGCAACCATGCCAAACCCATTGACAATGCCGTAACCATTGCTCATCATGGACATAACGGTGTTGGGAAAAGTCTTTCTGAACAGCTTGATTATTCTAACTGCATTTGGGTTAAGGGTTGGTTCCCCATGCATAGAAAAAATGATTCTACTGTGCCAGTGCACACGCTTGATCTCAGCAATAATTCGCTCTGCAGTTTCCTTCTTCATACGATACCAAGGTTGAGTGCCTTTCTCTCGCATACCACGAAGACCACAGAATTTGCATCCCAGATTGCAACCCTCATTCAGCTCAATCTGAATAGAATACGGTGGACTCTGTTTTCTTGACATGTTACTCCTCCCATTCGCAGTTAAATATTGTTTTGTTGATTTTGCATTCAATATTGACTTCAAACACATTAAGCGGGAGTTCGATCTTACCCACAAATGCATATTTGCAAATTTCTTTCAGTTCGCAGGCTGTACATGGCATGAGTTCGTGATGCCGTTCCACAAGATCTGTCCTATGTTTATTTGATGCCATATCATTCATCCTCATAAACTTTTATGTCCAAACGAATAGTGTATTTTTTCGGGTTGTTGCTGGGGACTTTGTAGATCAGCATTCCGTGACCGAGATCAATTCTATTGCAAGAGCCATCTTTTATCATAGCTATGGCTCTATTAAGAACTTGTATGTCATGTTTGTCAAACATACTATTCCTCCCAGAAACATTTAATTCGTTTGCTGCCATGGATTTTATGATAAGCTGTCCAATTTATGTCTCCCCACATATAGTCGCCATCAGCATCCCTGAAGCTGGTTCGCAGATAATCCTTGATTGGGTATTTCTGCAACATATTGTACTCATATTGATGAAGTTCTTTTTCTGTCTCCGGAGTACGAATAACACTGTCACATTTCTCACTCACATAGTCATAGGTCAGGCAAGGAATGTTGAAGCAGTGACCACCATTGGCAAGAATAACAGCGCAGAACCCAATGTCATCACCGTGACGATCAAAGATCATATCACGATCAATTTTTGCTTTATAAAGACCCTTTACATTTATCAATGTAACCTGGCGAGGGGTTGGACCAGAGTCAATGATGTATTTCAGCTTGGAATTTTCAACATGCTGGGACATACGTTGACGACGAATGTTACCCAAATAGACCTTTGGATATGTCTTGAAAACTTCTTTGCCAATGACACCAGCCATTGTAAGAACCTTTTGCTCCAGCAGAGGATCTGCTTCTCTGTCAGCATTGATTGCATGCTTTGAGCAAGGATTCCCTGTTCCAGAACACCCATCATACATGTATGCAAGGTTTCGAATGTCATCGTCCATGTCGATGATCATTGAATATTTGTGCTCAGCGGCATACTCATAGATGAACTGACGAGTACTGGCCAACCCATTGATTGGCAGGTGAAAGTCTTTTGCGATAGGTAGAATATGAAGATTTGGATTTGCCTTTCGATAAGCTTTTGCTTGCTCCGGACGAACAACAATATGAATCTTTTCAAGTGCTTCTGGCTCAAAGTTTTTGAACATTTCAGCAGTTACAAAATGAGGTCTGTTGTACGACGGAACAAAAATGTGAGGAAGTTGATTCACAGACAAACTGTTAAGGTGTCTGTACATTTCTTGTTTTTTCATGACTGGTTCACCTCATAAAAAGTGCCCTCCCATGGGCTGAGAGGGCATTTCAGTGATCAGGGTAGATTATTCCTCTTCCCAATCGTCATCGTCGTCCTCGTCATCTTCTTCGACGGGTTCCGGCTTCTTCTTTGCTTTCTTGGCAGGAGCTTTCTTTGCAGGGGATTTCTTGGGAGCAGGTTTTTCCTCTTCTTCAGAGTCATCGTCGTCCTCGTCCCAATCACTGTCCTCGTCTTCCTCAGGATCAGGCTTCTTCTTTGCTGCAGCTTTCTTTGCTACAGGCTTCTTCTTGGGCTTCGGAGCTTCCTCTTCGACTTCCTCCTCGTCCTCGGAAACATCTTCCTCGTCGAAGCTGTCCTCATCCTCATCGTCATCATCCGACTTGGCTGCACCAGGCTTCAGATAGTCACTCACTCGAGCACGGATCTGACCATTGTACTCTTCATGGGTGACATTGATATTCAGAGACTTACCGATCATATTGTCCAGATCAACAGCAACCTTTCCGTCACACTTCATGCCGATGATCTGCAGCAGAGACTTGAACTTCCACAGAGCCTTGTCGGTGAGAACCAGATTGTCAAATACCTTGACACCCTTGTCATCACCGGAAAGGATCTCAAAGGCAACCTGCAGCATGGGGTCACCACCCTGAGTATTCTTCTCCTGGATGTCAGAGATCTTGACATGATGAACACCCTCGCTTGCGCGCTGGAATGCCTCAACATTGGTAAAATCGATTTTAACTTTGCGTGCCATAATAGATACCTCCAAAATAGTGTTATATTTCCAAAGGCATTATGCCTGTTGGTCAGTAGATTCTTCTTGGTTAAGGCCAAGAATTTTGATGAGCTTCTGATATGTGAGATCACGAACTTGAGCAGGAACTTTCAGATCCTTTGGCTTCTGAAGCTTGGTCCAATAGTATGGGTTCGGACCGATCTGACAGATGTAAGTTGCAATTGTTTTATCAACCCCGTCAACAGTGACTTCTTTCTTCTTGATCAAGGTGTGCAATCCATAATTAGACATTCCTTCGAGGTATGTCCGAGCACCCTTTGTTGTGCTTGGGTGAATATCTGGAAGAATTTCATCTTCCATGCCCTCAAAAGAATCACTGACTTCATGGCAGCTGGCCAACACCCAAGAGTACTCAGCCAAGCGATGACAAAGACGAATGAGCTCTTCTGTTTCGGTTTTCAGATCGCCCCACATCTGCTGGGTCATCTTTTTGTTCTTGTCAAGGGCATTTTCCTTGATCCAGATATTCGTGACCATAGAAAATGTATCAGCGAATACTGTCTTATATTTGAGTTTCCCATGTTCTGCCGAATCGATTAACTCCTTCAATACTGCAGAGAGCTCTGCAAGATTTTTAATCCGTAAAGCCTTGATACCTTTTTTGGATTTGATGGTATTGCTACCATCGTCACCGACTTGAAGATACAACATAGGCTTTGGGAAAGTAGAACCCAACTCTGTTTTGCCAGAGCCGGACTTGCCATAGATCGTGACAAATTTATGCTGACCCAAATCAGCAATGTCAACGACCTGAGAAAGATATCCCATGTGTCACACTCCTTCAATGAACTTTGAATCCTCACGCTCATGAATTTCATATTCACGAGCAATTAGATTATCAACATCTCCTTCAGTCAACTCTGTGAAGCAGATGTCTCTATATTCACAGAACTTGCAATCAGGAGTCATGTTTTTTGTCTTGTTCTTATGACCCTGTCGTACAATATCCCGACATGTATATTTGAACCCATCGAAGATATTATCCACCATGGAGGGTACAATATCAAGTTCACAACGGAAGAAGAAATTGCTGACATTATTGGCATACATATTGCCTTGCCGCAAGATCTCAATATCCGTGATGCCTTTGAGCTCACAAGCTCGTCTCCAAGAGAAAGGTGTGATATTGTTGCTTTTTGCCTGGGAGAATTTCCCTGACTTGGGCAACCAAATTGGCATAGAAGCAGGAGTCGAATGAATATAATCCCAGATGAAAGATTTTGGCATGACTCCTGTCATGATATACATGGCCTTTGCGTAAAGGTTCTTCTGAGTATTCATGACCAAGACATTTTGATCAGGTTTGCGATTAAATGTCTTATGATCACCCAACTTGCACATCTTTTCACCGTTTCGTCTATACTTGTAGACTTCATCGATGATGCCATTGAAGACTATCGGCTCATCCTTGTAAGACCCAATCTCAATCTCAAATGGGCGTTCTGTTTGTGTTGGCTGAGGGGAGTCTTTGTAGATCTCTATGTAGTCAGAAAAGATTGACTGTAGATTGAAGAGATAGTCATCTCCAAGTTCCTCCTGCCATTTGGCTGGAAGATCATAATATGCATCCCCAATGGCTTTTTGAGCTTGAGCAAGCTCTTCTGGCTTGTTGCGTAGCTCCAGAAGCTTGTGAAAGTCTGTACCGAAATACAAGGGTTTCACAGGAGCATTTTTGCGGAGACCCACATAATACCCAAGATAGTGCTTATATGGGCATCGCAGATAGGATGCAAATCGTGAATAGGAAAATTTCATATTGACCTCTCAAACAGTTATGGTCGAGATGACAGGACTCGAACCTGCGACATCTTGGTCCCAAACCAAGCATTCTACCAATCTGAATTACATCTCGATATGATCCATAGAAGCATTGGGGGATGCTCCTATGGAACTCAGTCAGAAAGTGCAGGGACTGGGGAAGCACCCTGCTGTAGCAGCTTCTCTGCCTTGTAGATACGCGGCCGATCTACTTGACCCTGTTGTTTTTGCTTACCATTAGAATTGGCCAGATTCAATGGAGGTACAACAGTTACCTTGCCATGTATATCAACGAGATGTAAACTCGTGATACCTTTGAAGACCCTCTATGGGAATAACAAGCCCATAGAGGGAAGAATAGGAAGAGGCTCAGGCTTTGGCAAGCCTGATGGTGCTAGAGACAGGGTTCGAACCTGCAACCTCTTGATTACAAATCAACTGCTCTACCCATTAGAGCTACTCTAGCATAGAATGCTTGGGACAGTAGGATCCCAAGCAGACTGTAAAGAAGCATACTGTGAAAAACGGAGAATTTTATGACTGTCCTGAACACCCAAAATATGGAGGTATTGATGATCCCTACTGATCATGGCTCTGTGTTTATACGGACTTGCCACCGTTGCCACATAGGCTGCTTGCTTCCTACATGACAGTCACATTACAGGGGAAAGTTCCCCTGGGGATCAGGCATCCTCGTACTCATCGTCGTCGACATCTTCCTCGTCTTCAACGACCTCAGGCTCCGGAGCTTTCTTGGTTTTCTTGGCTGCAGGCTTGGCAGCGGTTTTCTTGGCAGCAGGAGCTTTCTTCGCGGACTTCTTCTTTTCAGGCTCCTTTTCCTCTGTCACGCGAGATGCACAGCGAGGAGTCTTGGCATCGATCTGCTTGCCAGTCTCACGATCGAATGTAGTGGTGCGACCGTTCTTCTGAACGATGGAGATCGTCTTCTTGTCGGCAGCAGTGATCTCGAACTCGCCGAGATACATGCCAGTGAATGCATACATGTGAATTTTTTCGCCCTTTTTACGTGTGATCATAATTTCGTCCTCCTACAGACATCTAGATTTGTTAAGGTTCAACCTTGAATATATTGTACTCCTTTTGGAGTAACTTGTAAAGCACTTTTGGGAAATTTTCTGAAATTTTATTCAACCACATTGACTTCACCGTTGACCATGCAGTTTCTGAGAGCAATCAGCTCATTCTGAGCAAAAGATTTGCAAGCTCTGAATGCGATGGTCTTTTCGGTTTTGCTGAACTTGTTGAAAAACATGCGCTTAGCATCCTTGACATAGAACGGATCGAAGAAGTTGAAGTCACCAGTGAGATCATAGAGCTGCTGAAACAGCTTTTCAAGAGCAAGAATGCCCTCGCCACAGTTAAGCTCTTTGTAGCTCCAATTGAATTGTTTGACCAGCTTGGCAGCTTCATTGACCTTGCTTACAGAATATGTTGCCTTTTCCATTTTGAGTACCTCCATTACATATCTTCCTTACAAGTAACATTGTACTCTCATTGCCGACAATTGTAAAGAGGTTTTGCAAAATATTTTGAAAATTTTAATGTGTGCCCCATGGACCCCAACCAATGTCAATGTCCAAAGGAACTCGGAGTTCAACCCCGAAGTCATCAAGCACTTTTGGATGCAACATTACACGACGAATAACAGAGTCTACATAGTCCTTGTCTTCGATCCGACATTCTCCGATGATTGAGTCATGAACCGTTGCACCAATCCAGGCAACACCTTTCAGTTCCTTGTTGATCTGGGTTGCAGCAGAGATCAATAGATCAGATCCAGAACCCTGTACTGGTGTATTGATAGATCGCCTTGCAGCACTGGCTCTCTCCCACTTGTTTTGTGAGTAGATCAAAGGCAATTTTCTGAACCGGCCGAACAGATTGTATACACCACCCTGTGCTTCGCACAGCTGCTCCTGCTCTTGGTGCCAAGGAAGTAGCCTTGAATACTTGGCAAAGAACAGTTCACGGACATGCTCTGCTTCCTGCTGGGTGAATGTCTGACCATAGCTGTTGAGTGCATATGCAACGAATTTCTTTGCCATCATTCCGTAAAGGAACCCGAAATTGACAGCTTTGGCCTTGCCACGCTCTTCTTTCGTGGGTTCACGACCACCTGTAAACAACTTGGCAGTCTCGGTGTGAATGTCACCTTTCTCATGATAAATCCGGAGCATGGTTTTCTCATTGGCATAATGAGCTGCAATGCGAAGCTCCAGCTGTGAATAGTCAGCTTCGAATAGAATCATTCCTGGAGCGCCACTGAACAATCCTCGAATATCTTTCGTGCGAGGAACTTGCTGAAGATTTGGGTTGCTTGAGCTTGTTCGGCCAGAAACAACATTTGTGAGATTGAAACTAGCATGAATTCGGCTCTTATAAGAATCATCTTCCCATCGGTTAAGGAACATCTTGTTTCTTGTGGCAGCATCTTTGTACTGCATTAAGATAGTGGGAATTTCATAACCTTTGCGAGCCAGCTTCTTCAGAGCAGAAGCCGAAGTAGATGGAGCGCCTTTTGGTGTCTGCTCAAACACAGGCATCTTCTCAAGGTCATAAAAGACATGTGCCACCTGAGCTGAACTTGCCCAGTTGATATCATAATGACTCTTGAGCTTGCCAAGAAGAGAGTTCTCTTCGTTTCTGTACTTCTCTCGAACCACCTTCAATTGGTTAAGGTCTATGTACAATCCATTGCGCTCAATATCCTTGTATGCGCAGTATGCTGGGCGAAGAAGCTGGGTGTAGATCTTCAGCTGCTGAGGATTCACTCGCTCCATGAAGAAGTTGAATAGTTCCCAAGTGTACTTTACATCTTTCTTAAGATATGGAACAATACTTTGAGCACCAGAGGTCTTTTCTTTTTTGGCAATATCCCAATCTGGAACACCCAAATACTCTTGCGCCATATGCTTCAAACCATGCTCAGCAGAAAGGTCATACGCTGTGGCGATCAGCATGACATCTTCGTGAATTGGCAGCTTGATCCCATAGGCTTGCTCAAGAAACAGTGTATCAAACTTGCCATTTTGAAATACTGTACGAGCCTTGTGCTGTTTGAGTTTCTTCACAAGAGCTCTGAACCGATCTACTTGACCAGGCTTCTGTACATTGAAGATGTATCCTTTGAAGATGGGTTCACCAACGTTTTTGGAAAGACCAACACCAATGAATGTGACCTTGTCTTTGTATCGGTTAAGGCCTGTTGTTTCAATATCAATTGTAGCATACAAAATAGCTCACCTCTTTTCTATACGAGTGATTTTGAAAACCTTGCCAGGAATCATGACCTTGACAGTGAATTCTTTTGCATCAGGGTACATCAATCCAGAAATTGCTTCAAGTTGATTGGCAACATCAAGAAGAGAAACTTCCTTTGTGTCATCATCTTTGAATCGTACATCAGGATAGAGCTTGTATTGCTTCTTGAGAGCTCTGACACTGAGCTTCATGATTCTCTTCATATTCATTATACTACACCCGCAAGATATTGGAAAGAGTATAAATGGCATTTTCATACTCTACTGAGGAAAGACTGAGATCAGAGATGAGCTTTTTGTACCATTCATAAACATAGATGTTATGTTTTGGCTCTTCTTTTGCTCTGTGCATCAAACGACGAAGCTGACTACTCTTTTGCTGAATCATCTTTGTCAATCCTTTCTCTTCCCTTTGGACAATACCAGTTTTCTGGCTTTTCCGTTTTATCAAGACTACAAAGCATCTTGAATACTCGTTTTGGTGCATTCTTCTTGTGAAATTTCTTGTAGAATTCACAATTCTTACAACGACATACTTTCTCAAGAGAATTGAGATCAAATGGATCATAACACCAATGGTAAAGGTTCTCTATTTGAGCAATAGCTGCATCAATTGAGATTTTTTGAGTCCCAAGCTCTGTTGGAAATTCTACCTCTGCATTCGGAGTCTTCTTTCTTCTACTCTTCAGGGTGTCTATTGCAATAGACAATACTTGTCGTGTAGTCATATTCAAACACCCATGCATTGAGAGGCATACATATCAGCAGTATGCGTGTAGAGCACATTAGGATAAGCACAACAAGCAGCAGAATATCCTTTCCAATACTTTTCACCCTCAAAGGCACCCATGTGCCAGCGAATGCACATCAGTTCTTCAAAAGTGAGCTCAAGGAACTGCTGAATCAAAGCTACACTGGCACTGCCATGCCCAGGGAGAATCACATTTTCGGTATGTGTAAAGGTCCCGTCTTCTTGCTTGGTATACAATTTTGTCTTACAATAGTCATGCAGCATACCAACAATATATGGGGATTCTTTTCGCTCCCAGTGAAGCCTCAGGCTCTGTGTGTAATCTACAAGTTGACGTGTTACAGCAAATGAATGATCAAAAAGACCACCCTCATAATTGCCATGATGAGAAGCTGCTGCTGGAGCAGTGAAGAACCCATCTTTTTCAAGCTGCTGAAGAACCCCTGTATTGTATGGACGAGGCATATAACCTGTGAATAGAGCAATGCGTTCTTCTTTGGTTCTGTCAAACACCATATTCTTTTTTGCTGAAGTCATAATATCACCTCTTGAATTGTTTGAGAGTTACACCTTTCCAGCTTGCCTCTCGTGTCTTTGGATTCCTGTATTCAAGAAATCCAAGAGACCTCATGTTTCGAATGAATCCGTGCTTTTTGTGGCATTCGCGACCACTGCTCACACAGAATTGAGCATATGCTTCATAGAGAGCATCCTTGCCAATATATGCTTCTGGGTCTTTCTTGCACTTCTTCACAAGAAAGGCATGAATACTATCAGAGTCCTGGCGAAGACCCTCCACCATTCGATTGGAGCGCTCTGTACGAGGAATCGCTTCTACTGGCAGGAGACTGAGTAGATACGGAATAATCTCTTCGACACTTTCTTCGCTGCAAAGGTCATTGACATATGCGTCGTTAAGGAATAGCTCGTGATTCATGTACAGAATTCGCATTCGTTTGTAGAATGCATTTGACTTCTCTTCAAGCTGAAGTGGGAGCTGGTTGAAAGAGAAGATCAGCTTGCAGAAAGGAACAAAGAAGAAAGGCTCTTTGCCTTTCTTTTCATGCATGATCTGGTCACCACCAGTGATCTTTTTTAAGTTCTCAATACTGCTCAATGGCAATGAACCATTATCACCACAAGAGTTCAGAAGTGTGTTATATAACTGAGCTGGATAGAATCGAGCACTGAGTTCATGCATACTCAAAGATGAGACATTTTCTCGCCCAACCATATTCTCAATGAATCGAAGCAAAACGGATTTGCCTGTATTGGACTGACCACAGAGGATCATGAAAGTTTTCAAGCCATAATTCAAGGTCAAACAATATGCCATGTACTTCAGAGCCATCTTGATATCTTCCTTGTTAAGGCAAGTCTTTTTGAAGAATTGATATAGTCTTGTATTCACAAAAGGAACGTATTCACCTACTTCGTGGGGGATTTGCAATGTCTGCAAATATTTGCTATCATGAGGAAGAAGCTTCCCTTGCTCAATATCCCAAACACCATTCTTAAAATTGATGAGATTATGATCCTTGTTAAGGTCTTTTGTCTCTTTTTGAAGTCGTGTATCATCAATGATCAAGCGGAAGCACTCCATGATTCTTGCCTGGGTGATCAAGCTATCCACCATAATCATATCACGAATTGTATTGCGAACATAACTGCTGGCTTCCTTGTATACACCTTCTTGGTAAAGGTATGCCTCTCCGCCCAAAACGAATATGTCGCCACGGTTTACAAAATAATCACATATTGCTCGACTATTAACATTCACAGGGTGACCTTTGGTGTTGTAGATCAGATATGGATTGTCACCCTGCTCTTGGGCTTCATAGTTCTTTGTATTGCGAATTATCTTTTCGAGCTCTTCTTCTTCCATCGGCTGATCAAAAATGATGGTGTTGATGATATGAGCCATCTTGTCAATTTGATCATCGTTGGCACCTCTGTTTTTATAGGCCATAAGGTGTGCAAAGAGAGTTGCGTTTCTGCCATCACCCTCCTTAAGACCGAGAAGAGATTCTCTTCTATTTGCCATTGGAGTGAATTCAAGAGGAAGATCCTCAATCACTCTGCAATTATTGAACTTTCGGTTTTCTGTACCCCAAGGAAGAATGACATAACCTTTGTTGGCACAGCGAAAATCACATTTAAGACCGCAAGGCAGTATCATGCCAATGCGCTGAGGAAAATCCTTGTTGGTCTTAAAGTAAAGGTGTAGACCCTTCGGGGTCTTACACATTAGAGTTTTGAGGTGCATTTTGCGAACGACTTTGAGGGCTTCTTCTTTGCCCTCATCGATATCTACAATGATGTATCCTGTTCGCACCCACCAACCAATCTGCCCACCATTTTCAACATGAGCAGCTGCAGCTCTCTCGGGCACGATGGCAGTGTCAATACGCTTCTTTTCCATACAGCGCACATAACTATCCTGCCCGATCAAGCTGTTAAACTCAGATAATTTCATAGACTGTCATCCTACTATTTCATTGTTACTGTGCGATCCTCAATCGTGCGCTGCATGCTTGTACTGCTGTCAAGCCAACGCTGTACTCGTTCTGTCTTTGCCAGCTTTCTAGCATCAACCTCCTCTTGGTTAAGGTTGAAGATGGCTTTGACATGATGAAGAATAATCTCCACATCAGCAACCTCATCAATTGCTTTCTGATGCAGGTTGAGCTGAGCTTCATATTCAGAATCATATCGAGGAAACTTTGCCAACACACATGCTAGCTCATTAAGCTCTTCAATGGCAACCAAAATCTGATTTTTGTTACCATACACATCACGAGCTTTGGCAAGTGTTGTGACAATGTAATCCGCCTGTTCTTGGGTCATGTAAGATCACCTCAATTCGTTGCGTCTGGAGCATCCCAGTTGGCCACTTGAACACTTTTTACACCATTATATGCAAAGATTTGTTCAGTTTCTTCACTGATATATTGCTTGCGTCCATAATAGACCTCTGTGATTCCTGCAGCAACAATAGCACGCGCACAGGCTTCACAAGGATACCGTGTTACATAGATTCGTCCACCTCGTGCAGGTCTCTCCAAATGAGCGATGGCGTCGATCTCGCTATGAACAGCACGACAATCTGCAGGTCCACGATGGGTCTTATCGTTGTTGCCATACTTCTTGATACGCAAGCAGCCCTCGAACTGACAAAGATTTGGGATTGTTGCATTTGCTCCAAAAGAGAGAATTCTTCCATGCTTATCTGTGATACAAGATCCAACAGACACTTTCAAGCAACCAGATCTTGCCTCTGCATAAGTCTGAGCCATGTCAAGATATCTTTTGACAGGCATCTGCTCATTTGCCATTATTGTTCCTCTTTTCTTGTTCCTTTTGTTCACGACGAGCTTTCTCACGACGAGCTGCTCGGCACTCACTGCAATGGGTAAAAGGCTTCAGCCCACGAGTTTCGAGCCAAGCCAGCTCGTTGTCAGAGATAGAAAAAGGACGATTGCAGGTCTTACAGATCCGCTGCTGACGATTGTTTTCTGCCATGATAAATACCTCCATTATTTGTAAATGTATTTGACACGAGGACGACCAGTGCCCTCGATTGTCCGAATGTATTTGCAGAATTCACACATACAGTTCTCCAAACACATAACACTGAAGAACCGATCTTCTTGAGGCAAATCTACAAAGAGTCTACCAGCCCAAAAAGGTGGATGAACTTCGTTGAAGATTTCATCTATGTTGTCCGCGAGCCAGAACAGAGCTTCTTCATGAGTGAGCCCATTGTAGTCGTCAAACAACTTGTTAAGGCCTTTTTTGCATCCTGGTCCAGCTACAACGAACTCATTCTCACTAAATGGAAACTCTTCTATATAGGTTAAATCAACAAAGATTTGATATGCCAAAAAATCTGCAAAGCCTTGGATCTCTTTTATGGCTTCAAATGCAACCTTTTGGTCACTGGCACTTAAGAGTTTTTCAACGGTGTTGTGCTCCTTGAGCCATGGACCGATATGGAATACTCGTAAAGGTATATCTTGCTCCACACAGTCACTGAAATGATCAATGTCTGCATATCTCCAGGCCTGTTTTGTGCCACCCTGATTGTATGCCGAAGACCACCACTTGCGGTCAGAATCTTCTGTAACTAACTGCTTGTAGATTGGTCGAACCTGTTCTTTCATCTGCGAGGAGTAAAGGCTCTTTGCTGGCCATGGTCCACCAAGATCCTTCATTGTATCCCAGTTGTTCCATGCTCGGAAGTAGAAGCTATTGACAATCTTATCCTCTATAGATAGACATGGATTGGTACTGATATTTTTGATGAGATATTGGCTCTGACGATCATGCTCACGACGAATGTTGCAGAACTTGTACTGTAACAGGATCGGGTTGTTTGTCCATGGTGCTTTTTGCTTCAAGAAGTCTTTGCGAATATGAATCTTGTAGCGCTCTGTTACAAAGTCATAGAAGTGTTTGACTGCAACGGCATTCAATTTGGGTTTGGCTTCCAGAATCTTTTGCTGATTCACACCGCAGTATTTTACATCTGCTCTTTTATTTTTCATTGGCTTTTCTCCTACAATACTGCTCTAAATGGGCCAATATGGATAATCCCATGAAACATGCCATAGGAATAAGATCTTCACCACCAATTGCTTTATATCCTCGCTGAAGCAGTGCAGCCTCAGCAGCCACCATAGATATATATGGGGTTATAATGAACAACAGAGTGAACAATATTCCAAACAGCTTCTCAAGTACCTTCATTATTATACCTCCAAATAGGGCTATTGTAAAGAGATTTTTTCGTCCTTGTAGCAGTACTTGATGACATCTTTTCTGGCTGTCATCAGCTTTTCCGTTCCTCTTGGCTTCTTACCATACCCATGAACGGCTCCGCCACGACCGATAATCAGCTTGCGATATCGTGTAGTCTTTGTATTGAGGTTGTACCTGATCTTCACAGTCATCAGCCCATTGACATCAACACACCAAGTTGTTTTAATAGAGTTATAGTCCACACTATCATAATCTGCTATCTCATGTTCTAGTTGTGCCCAAGCAACCATCTGTTTGGCATTTGGCTGACCCTCACTTTTGGAAGACTTAGAGAAATCAACGATCACCTGTCTCTTTGGGCTGGTGTCTCCTGTGGAGCGTCCTTTCTCATCACGAGTAGTTTTCTCCTCAGACCTTCTGAGGGACTCCACAGGAGCTGCTGCTTCGCTGGCAGGGACACGCTTCGTACTCAGAGATTCCGGAGCCACACCCAGGATATTAGCAGCAATGTTCTTGGCCTGAGCTGATGTTTCACACTTCACGGATCCAAAGACATTTCCGTCCTTGATCATATTATAATAGTATACTCGAATTCTCATCTCAAGACCTCCACAATTTTCTGAGTCTGTAATTTATGTGAACGATATCCATCACATCAGAGTGTAGCTCGGAATCAATACTCTTCAAACGAACTTTCATGTGCCAACCCACTGTGCTCAGTGGCATATTGAATCGCTCAGCTGTCTCCCTATATGTTGCTAAACTCTTGTTGATGATATATGATGCTTCATCTAGCACCTGCTGATCAGTGTATCTTCTTTTCTTCATCTTAAACACCTCACTTCTTCAGAGAGCGCGCATCCATGCAAGCACGACCATCGTAGATGCCCTTGTTGTATGCATCAAAGTTGACGGAGCCGGAGCTAGTCAAACCGCCCTTATGGGTGTGGAGCTGAGGAAACTTGTCATGGAATTCATCATTGACATCCTGAGGAACGATCAGCACAAGAGCCTGGCACTGCTTGTCTAGCTTCTCACGAAGACCACCAAGAAATCCCATCACATAGCTGTTAAACACATTCTTGGTGTCACAGCAATCGCGACGAGCCTGACCAACGCAAGCGTCACCATGCTTCTTTGCGAAGTGATAAGCATACTCAAAAGCAGATTTGGCAATCTTTGCATCTTCAGCATGTCCAAAGAATGCAACCTGCTTGTTGCCGAGGAGAATAGTCTTGCAACGGAAGTTGCGGGCAATGATCACTGCAAGCTGGCAGCGGAAGCCTTTGTTGCCTTTGTGCTCACAGGCTTCCAACCCATAAGACACAGGCTCATCAACATTGACTTCTACATCGCTCATCTGAACCCCGTGTTCAGCCATGAGCTGCTGAGCCTTGAGAAGCGCTGCCTGAGCTTCAGCATCGCTGTCATTGCGCTTGCTATCAGCAAGAGCGAGCAGTTTCTGAATTTTCTTTACAATTGCATTATTTTCAGCCATAATAATTCTCCTTGTGATGTCATTTTAAGAGCCATCCGCTCTGGGAGGGTTGCAATATACAACTCCGACACCCTTTCGGGTGTTTCGTCGCAATTCTCAGCGACTCATCGGGGAGTCTAGATTTGTACACCCAGCTTCTCAGCTGCAGCAGAAACGACTTTCTCAACTTCCTCAGGATTTGCTTCGTTCCACTCATCCTGCATATCAGCTGCCATACAAAGCTCAGCACAAAGGTTGTAGTCCCAAAAATCAAGCTGTCGGATGTCAGCAGCAATTTCATGGGGATCACGCATTTAATCACCTCAAATTGGTCCAGAGTATTTAAAATGCGTGAGCAAATAGCCATCTGCATAATACTTTCGAAGTGTTTTGATGAGATCTTCCGGTTCACAAGAAATCACTGAAAGTGCATCTTTCTTTGCAAAAACCAAGTGACACATAGTTGCCTCCAATTGTTTGAGTGTTTATTGCTTTTTCTTACAAGTACATCATACTCCTATTGGCAATAAATGTAAAGAGGTTTTTGCGAAATTTTTCAAAATATTTTGAAAAACTTAAAAAGTGTCCCGCAAGATGTATCCATAGATGACTGTTCCAATGATCAAGCCAATTGTGAGATACAGTGGTGTGCATCCACCAAACACCCATTCCGCGACTCTGTAGACCAACAGAATCACAAAGGCGCTGACAAATGCAGAAAGGAGACATGACCATATATATTTGATGAATCTCTTGATGAAGCTCCATAGGTCACTCAGGGAATCACGCTTATGTCTCAACAGCTGAACAAATATACTGTCGTTGTTCTTCATTTTACAGCTCCATTTCTGTTCTTCTATTCCATTTTTCAACCACACTTTTCACAGCATTTCCGTATGGTTTTTCATTCGGAGACTTTGCGTCTCTGTATGTCGGAGTCTCACACCCGCAAGATGAGCAGTAGACTCTCACTCCAGAATCAACAAAGAGATATGCTTTGCCGCCACAAAAGGGGCAATTCTTAAGAATTGGTGCATTGATCTGTTCCATGGTCAGCATCCTTTCTAGGAAATTCACACTCAATACAGTCTCTGTCAAGGTGTGTCTTGAGTGGACACACCACATCTTTGGGCATGTTATATTTTGGGCACATGTTAGTAGTATTCATTACTATTCTCTCCAAGTCTTAGATGTTCTCTCCAGAAATATCCTGGAATCAGCTCAACAACTGCCAGTTTGTCATCTATTGGCTGTATCTGTAGGATGATGGGTGTATCATCCTTGGCTTCAGGATTGGACGTGTTGCATAACTGCAAAATGGCTTGCCGATTGAGGCATCGGAAATAACTGTGAACGAATGTTTTCTTCATCTCAATACTCTCCGTGATGATGCTCCTGAACGATTGGTAGATAATAGTTGTAGCTGTTGTTATTGTGCATGCGGCGAAGTTTGTTGACAACATCGTCATGGCCTTTCTCGTAGCCATAGGCATAGCCAACATAGCAAGTGAATGCCAAGATGAGAAAGATAGTCAAAATAGAAATTGCTTCCTGAATTAGCATATGCTATTCCTCACTTTCATTGATAGGTGCAAGCCAGTATTTTTCTAAGCACTTTTGGCATGTTGTTTCACAACACCTCTTGGGATCATCCAATGCTTTGTCGATTGCCATCGGGCAAATAATCAACACTCCATCAATAGTATTAGCATTCGGGAACATCTTCAAAAACTCGCTCTGGCGGGTCTTGACGGGGTGGTCTTTTGCCCATTGCTCGACTTTTGAAACTGTTTCCTCCATACTTTTAATTGAATCGTCGTCGGCTTTAACCATGCAGCTCACGCCATTTTTACAAATAGGGCATTCTGTGCAGTGTCTTTGATTTTTACATAATCTGTTTACCGTCTTGAAAAATTCAACTGCGTCCATTATATCACCTCAATTTCACTTTCAAAGCATACAGGCGGGCAAACTCTTTTACAAAATTTTATAATTTCATCATTTTGTGATTTCATCTGGCATCATTCCTCCTCAGGATCTATGAGGACAACCTGTTTGTTGTCCTTATCAAGCTCTCCAGCAAATACGGTGCATCTGCCATAGAGTTGGCTGTCCACAATATAGTAATGTGACTTCGGTGCTACTTTGCCAACAACGATGGCAGGTGAATTGTCAATCATGCGGACATGATCACCAGGATTGAACTTGGGTAAAAATGCACATCTTTGAATCATAGAGCTGTCACCTCCTTTTCTGCGAGTAGATCATAGATAGAAGTAATGTCAGCATTGACTTGGGTGATCCAGAACAATTGGTTGTTGCGTGCAATAACATATGTCCTGTAGATCCTTGAGTGAGAACTGAAGTATTCATCAGCCTTGTGTCCAATGATTTTGTCTGACCTGATGATGTGCCCCTCAGAGAGGAGCTTTTCTGCGAGTTTCTGAGTGTCAGTAATATTCATCTATAGCACACCTCCGAATTGGTGATTAGATTAAAAATTGATGTACAAGTAGTGTTGACAAAACGGATATAAAACATATCCATCCCAACAGCTACAATATAGAATTTATAGCTATGATCTAAGTGCTCAATGGGTTGATGACCAATAACAACATCTTCCAAAAGAATCTCTCCAGAAGCAATCAATTTTTGAGCCAACTCAGTTTTCTCCTCCACAGACATGCTATGAAGTGGTACTGTGTCCAGTATTTGCTCGAAAATTGTCATTTGTCTGATACCTCCGTGTATAGTGCTTTGTGGAGCTCATACATTGCCTCGTCCTGAGACATGACTTTGAGCATGACATTGTTGAAGATCTTGGTGTATGCCACCAGAACTGTGTACTTCACAGGCAATGGAGACTGACGGATTTTCTCAACAAGTTTCATAGTCATCTTCCTCCTCTTCAGTGGAATTGATGCAGAACACCTGAGTGAGGAACTTGGCGAGCTCAAGACCTTTCTGCTGATCTTCGATGAACTTCTCAAATTCGTCAGGAGTCATGTTACCATGAGAGTAGCAGCAGACGGTGAAGCAGTTTTTTCTTCTGTTGTAGTTGATCTCGGGAAGATCAGAGTTCTGATAGTTGGAAGTCACAGTGTAGTTGACAAAGAATGTTTTGTTGTCTTCACGAGTGATATCCTCGATGACCTGATACTCTTTGTTGTCACCAAAAAGAAGAATGTTGCGAAAGAAAGTGAAGTTACCACCAGTTTTGCGCTCGGTGTTGACCAGTTTGTAATCCGTAATCATAATAGAATACCTCCATGTACATTTACATGTACATTTATCAGTTATACTTGCGAATAAGAATATTCAGTGCTTCGACAGTAGCAGCATCAACAGGCTCAATATCAGGCTCACGATCATAATTGTAAACAAATTTGTTGCCACGCTTGATAGTAAGTTTGGAGATCTTGCCACCATTGAGACCAAACTCTTCACTGGGCTCCTCATACGCCTTGATGGAGTATTCGAAAGTGGTGTTGTTGATTTTGATAGTGCTATGTTCAATCATTTTAGTTGCCTCCGTTTGTTTTCTTGCTTCTTATTGTGATTACATTGTACTCCTTCTGCAAGAAATTGTAAAGAGGTTTTTGTAAAATATTTTGAAAATTTTCAAAATTTTTGCAGCTCCTGTCTCAGCTTCTTGATCTTGCGCCTGACATTGCACGCTGGAACGCCAATCATGCGAGATATAGCGCTGGCAGAATATCCTTTGATATGGAGCTTGGCAACTTTGAAAAAGACTGTATCACTTTTACATATATAGTGTATCTGGGTGTAGATGTCAGATATGGCATAGTCGTCCTGTGGGTCAGGGATGGTGCATTCGATAGGAATTGGAACTGGTTCTTCGTTGCAGATTGTGCTGTTAAGGCTGACCGTCGTTTGGACTTGTCGCTGTACCTTGCGCCACTCCATACTGATTACATTAGACATGCATAAAAATGCAAATGAAGAGAACTTTCCTCTCTTGGGTTCATAGAAATGTGCTGCACGGCATAATCCAATAGCACAGAGATCGTAATAGTCGTCAGACAGATTGTATTTGTTAAGGTATGAATAGATGAGATTATGGTTATTGGTGACAAGATCTCGCTCTTCATCTGTGAGAGTGAATGGTTTCGCTGGTGAGTGCATAGACGGTTCCTCCGGTGTAAATGATATGAGTTTTGAGATAATTATACTCGCAATATCGAAAAAAGTAAAGTGAAAAGAACAGAGAATGAATAAAAAATGGACTGAAAAATAAAAATCGGTAAAAATCGGTCTAAAAATCGGCGTAAAATTGCAGAAAATTTTCTAAAAATCGGTAATTTATTGCAGAGAATTCTTCAAAAATCGGCGGAAATTTTGACGGTGCATCGTTATCCTTATGCACAAAAAGTACGCCGATTTTTTTCTTTTCCTCGCGTCTATAAACGGATCATGAAAAAAGTGAGAGCGTGTGCGAAAAGAGAAAATCCCGTGAAAACGAGTATAAAAATCGGCGTAAAATTGCACTTGAAGTACTCAAAAATCGGTATTTTATTGGAAGAAAAGTTCAAAAAATCGGCGGACTTTTTTACGATATATCGTTATCCTATTGTAGAAAATTTACGCCGTTTTTTTATTTTAATATAAATAGAATTAGATAATATATAAAATAAAAATAAAAATAAAAATTTAATAATAAAAG